CTATCAGCATCAATGTATTCACCTATTTCCCAATTTGCACGATTGGATAAAGCTATAGCCTTTGTAGCATCTATATATTTAACCTCTATAGCATCAGGTACTATATAAACAGGACCTCCACTCATTGCCCACTGAGTAGCAAATCTATAAATATACGGCGGACTTGTATCGTCTGGATGCCAACTAAAATCAAACTCACTAATATCTATGTTAGTAGGTACTGTCCAATTTTCTTTATTTGGTAATATTTTAACTTTTTGATTATCCAGATATTTTATTTCGGTTGCATCTTCACATACGTATCTTGGTCCACCTGTCTTTTGCCATTGTGTACCAAATTGATAGATAAAGGCAGGTTCACGTGGATCAGGTCTCCAAGTATAATCAAATGAACTATCATCAATGTTAGAAGGTATCACCCATTTATTAAATTCGGGTAACACACAAACATCATCGCTCATATATTTTCGTTCAGTTGCATCTTCGCAATGATATTCAAGTGTCGGAATTAATTCACCAGCAATGTACTTGTTTCCCCAAGTGTAAATGTATGCAGGTTCACGTGGATCAGGTCTCCATGTAAAATCAAATTTAGTTTTATCTACTACTTGAACTTCTATCCACTTGTCCCATTCAGGGGTAACTTCTACCAGTTTTTCCATGTACTTGTATTCAGTTGCACCCGGCACAACATATTCTACAGTAGGTTTTAATATTGCTTCAATATACTTATTGCCCCAAACATATATGTAAGGAGGGGATTTGGGGTTGGGTACCCAACTTAAGTTAAATTTAGTTTCGTCAATAGGTTGGTGTATGACCCAATTGGTTTTATTTACACCCAAAGTAGCAACTATATTATGCATGTGTTTAACTTGAGTCGCACCTTTGACTACATATTCAACTGTTGGCATTATTTGTGCAGGATATTGATTATTACCAAATACATATATGTAGGGAGGCTCTGTGTCATCTGGGTGCCATGAATAATCAAAATCATCTATAACGTTGTCATCTAATATATTAAAATCAGTTTTACTTGGTAATTTTTTTGCTGTTTGAATATCAATATACTTAACTGGACCTAAATAATTATCATTTGATAATTTAACAATCTCTGGAGCAATATACTGAGGTCCACCTGTCTTTTGCCATTGAGTTCCAAACTGATGTATATACGGTTGTTCATCTGGATGAGGCACCCAGCTAAAGTCAAAATCACTAGTATCAATATTATTAGGTATAATCCATCTAGCTTTATTTTGAATTAATGTAGCAACAATATCGGTTACATACTTAATCTGTCCAATTGGTTCACCGGATGATAATCTAACGATAGATTCGGGTACATATCTTGGTCCACCCCTGTCGTGCCATTGTGTTCCAAACTGATATATGAACGGCTCATCATGCGGTGAAGGCACCCAACTAAAATCAAACGCATTTACATCAACGTCAGTGGGTATGTGCCAATTATCTTTACACGGTTTACGAATTGCACGTTGTTGCATATATTTGTATTCTTTTGCACCCTCAACAACATATTGAATAGATATCGCATCTTCTGGAGTATTCCATTGATTCCCCCAAACGTAAATATACGGCGGGCTGGTTGGATTTGGGACCCAACTAAAATCAAAGTCTGATACTTCTTCAAACACATCAAAGTTTTTAGGTTGTTGTGCAAGTATAGCAATATTATTTTCAACATATTTGATTGATGTTGCACCAAATACATGATACTCAATTGTAGACATAACTTTGCCAGAATGCCATTGATTACCCCATACATAAATATACGGAGGGTCAGTTGGATCTGGGTGCCAGCTAAAGTCAAATTTAAGATTGTCTATAGGGGATAGAATAACCCAATTATCTGAAGTGATGTTTTTACGTTTAATGGCATTAACATCAGCCCGATACACTGTCAGTGGTTGATTATTAGTTGTATTGCATAGCCAAGTTCCGCTATCTTTTTGGTGTTGACTAGGCCATACATTGTTGTGTTCTTCTGCCCAAACATCTTCATCGGGTAGAAATTCAAAATCCCAATCCCAATCAAAATTAGTATAATCACAGTATTCGTTGATTATCCAAAAATGTTTAGTTGTGCATTGATTTCTAGCATCTTCTAATGAAGCTGCAAATTTTTCTCTTGGGTGAACGTTAGGTTTATTACCGTAATAAAATACATCTCTTAGCATTTAATTACTTATGATAAAACTTTAACCCCATATAGTTTTTCAAATCTATCAGCATCATCTCTATCATTGACCATTGGCTCGCCACGTATGTTTAAACTTGTGTTTAGTAACATTGGGCATTCAGTCAACACATACCATTTCTCTAATAGTTCTCTAATTCCTGATCCATCTTTTGGAACAGTTTGAACACGACTAGTCCAATCATGGTGTACAATAGCAGGAAATTTCTCAGGGTACTTACACTTACTAATCACTTGCATATATCTGCTATCATGCCAGTGTTTAGGCATTTCAAAATATTGATCAGCATATTCTTCTAAGATAACAGGGGCAAAAGGTCTAAACTTTTGTCTGCGTTTAATCTCATTTACTTTATCTTTTATCTCATCACCCCTAGGGTCTGCTAATAAACTTCTGTTGCCCAATGCTCTTGGACCAAATTCAGCTCTTCCCGACGCAACACCGACAATTTTATCAGAGAGCAAAACATCGAGCAGGGAATTAACAGGATAATTGCCAGCAATATTACTACCAAGATATGCATTAGTCCAATTAACTTTACAACCGTATCCCAATGCTGCCGCACCAAGACTATTGCCCGCATCGCCTGGGTTAGGCATGATCCAAATATTCTCATAGAAATTTCCTAATAATCTATTAGCTAAACAATTCAATGCTACACCACCGCCGTATACTAAATTTTTACTACGACCTAATGTTCTAGCTTTACTCATTACTCTAGTAATCATATGTTCTACTAGATATTGAGTACTACTGGCAATGTTCATTGGATTAGCATCGTGTAAGAAATCTTTATCAACTCCAGTGTGTAGATTTTGTTTGAACGTAAATATATCTTTATTATCTACAAACTCAGTAATCATTTCTTGAAGGTGAACTGGTTCGCCGTATGCTGCCATACCCATTAGTATATATTCTTCATCAAGTGGGCGTAGTCCAACTCGTTCAGTCATTGCTGAATAGAATAGTCCAATGCTATCTGGGTATCGCATACTCCATAGTTTTTGATATTCTGCTTTGCCCGTTGAAAAATCATACCAAGCATCCCATATAGTAACAGTGTCAAACTCACCAATGGCATCAATGACTACTATAGTAGCATCTTGAAAACTACTTGTTTGAAAGCCAGCGGCAGCATGACATAGATGATGCCCATGTGTGTAAATTTTAGGAGTACCCATCTGATGATAAGTAGAACCTAGTATCTTTTCCCAAGACGGCCAACTAAAGCCTTCACCACTGCGTAATTGACGCAATGACTTTAACCAAGGACGTTCGTAGTAATGATATTGTAAATAAGCCGAATTAGTATGTTTTAGAGCATCTATTAATAATTCTTTACAAACATCTTTGTCATGTTTGTTTTTACTATATCGTTCACTATGTCCAGCAAACAATATATTGCCATAATCATCTACAACGCTTATTGCCGCGTCATGGAATCCAGCCGAAATACCAATATAATTCATTTGTAAATAAATGGATCACGCTTGCGTAGTTCTTTTAAACGTTTGCGGTATTTATATTCTCTGACTAAATTTTTAAACCATCTTACTATAAACATTTGTTTACCTCTATAAAGTTATACAACTCATCAGCATATAATTGATGTGGAGTTTCGTTGTGATGCCAATATTTTGCTTTTGGATTAGTATATCCTGCATTTTTGTATTTTATATAAAAAGACTGCTCAATATCTTCTATATTGTAATATTTAGTAGTATCAATTTGATTTAGGTAAAAATTGGTGTGTATATTTCTTTTATCAAACATATGAGAAGAATTACACATTAAATAATTAATGTCCTTTGATTTAAAAAAATATTGTAATTGTAATATTAAATTGGCACTTACTATCTCTAAATACGTTTCGTTTTTGACCATAAATTTTTGATATTCTGCAATAAATATTTTTTCTTCTGCATTTCCACCAGGCCATCCTAAATTTATACGAACGTAATCTTCACCAGTACTAGCATAATAGTCGTTAAACGGATTGTGATCTCCATACCATGTTTTTCCTTCCCACGGCACTTCCATTCTAGAACTATCAGTCCAACTTACTAATACAAAAACTTCCATGGATTCACTATCATACTTTTCACTGAACCATTGTAAAACACTTCTTGCAATTGAAGGATTAGTAGAGCCGGGCTCTGCTATATTAACAGGCGTGTATCCCATTTTAATTGCTAATACATTACCAAATGAATGTTGTCTATTATATGCAGAGTCTTGGCTACCATCTATTTCTGAACCTGAAGAATGGCTGCACCCTGCAATTAACATTATCTTTTTTTTAGTCATTTTTATTCTTTTTGATAGATGATATGTCAATAGATACAAATTCTGTTTTATCCATTGCTTCTTTTTCGGGTATAATGACACTTGTAGTATCAGAAACTTTTACTTTGTAATCATCATAATTACTCCAATCACCTGATTCTACCCAATGCAATTTAAATGAGAAATCAATAGTTTCATTTAGCATTTTTTCTTCATTAAGCAAATCCATAAAGTCTTGACCGCTACGACCATCCTCGTCACTCCATGTTGGTTTTGCTAATTTTCTAGCACGTTTGGTCGTGTTGCTTTGCAATCTACTATAGTCTTGTGCATAAAATGGTCCCTTGCGTGATGGCTCTCTATCATCAAATATATTATCTACTTGCTCAAAGTTAATATTAAAGTCAGCTTGCCATTTGCCGTCATCAGTGATAGAAAATTTGTATACTGCATTGAACATACCGGGACCAAATTGACCACCAAACTCTTTTAAATCAATTTCAGGATTAAATTTAATTATTGATCTATAACCGCCTCTAGTTCTCCACAACATTCTAAAAAATGGCCACATCTCGTTTACAAGAGTATCAGCAAAAGGATTAATGTTTGGTTTAATTATATTGTAGTCAAAATTTTCATATTCAACTTCTTTGATATTTTTAGGATTATTTAATAAAATCTTATAATGTTCTTTAGCCAAATTAACTCTTATCGGATAACTAATTGGTACTTCACTGCATCCCCTTAAATAATCAGCAAACATATGAAATGTTTTAACACGTATCATTACATGTGTACCGCCAATTTTAAAATCATTTGTTATCCAATGCCCTTGATACTTGTGCCAACTAATATTAAACTTATGTGGATTTTGACCAACAATTGTTTCTGGCCCCAATCCATACCCTACACCCAATCCGGCGTTATTAATATTATTATTACGCATACGCCATAACAATGTCATACTATCAGCGTAGTCTTGAAAGTTTTCAGTGGGGAACCCAACAATCCAGTTTGTTGCTGCCCATATACCTACTTTTTTTCCATCAATAAAGTTTTGTTCCATCTCGGCAATAGTAACACCCTTTGCCATATCATCTAGTACTTTTTGACTACCGGATTCAATTCCATAATTGAACATAATGCAGCCGCCGGCGGCTAAATCTTCCATATATTCTAAATCCATGCGACCGTCGCATCGGGCATAACCTGTCCATTTAATTTTTAGTCCTTTTGCTGCAACACCCTTAGCAAATGCCCTGAGTTCTTTCAAATTACCGTTAACTAAGCTATCAATGAACCAAATAACATCTGTTCCCTTATTATAATAAAGCCATTCAATTTCGTCAATTAAGTCAACTGCTTGGCGTTGACGATATTTCCAAAAATGTGTTTCTTCACAAAATGTACACTTAGCTGTACACCCTCTACTAATCTCAGTATTGATACCGTTGGGCAATTCGTATTGGCTAAAGTCGATAGATTCATAATCTGGCATAGGTAAGCCATTAATATTGATACGTTGATCTTCCGGTTGATCTAATACTTTTGGTTTAGAGTGATTTACACCATTTTCAACTTCTTCTAATAATACTAACAAGTTTGCTTCACCTTCACCCACTACAACATAATCATAATAAGGTTCAATATTAAACCAACTCTTATGCACATTTGGTCCACCTACAACTATTTTCACGTTAGGGAGTCTGCGCTTCAATTCACGACACATCCATTTACTAGGTTCTTCACTGATATAATATATACTAAACCCAACGACTTCAGGATTCAATGCAACAATGTCATCTACTGCTTTACTAAGTATAGGTTCTAGCACAGGATGAATATCATTCATATATGTGTCACCTAACCAGTGCCAACTACTACTAGGATCCCATAATCTGAATGGTAGTTTTTTATTGGGCAACCAATCATTCATAAATTCATTGTATGCCTTAACATTCAAGTCCATAATGTGTGTTTCATATCCTGAACTTTTTGCTATTCCACTTAATCTTGCAAGGCTAAATGGGGGCATATAGGGACTCCATTCTGGACACAATACTAAAACTAATTTAGTTTTTCGTGTTTTGTAATCCACATATACCGGAGTTAAGTTTTTTTGAACTGTTTTTTTAGCGTAGGGTGCTATTGCCTCCATCATGCTACGATGGCGTGCGTCTGCTATATCTTCAGTTGGTTTTTCTTTTGGTACTAGTTTATCTACCGCAAGTGATTTTAAATTAAAGTCCAAAAGTAATCTCCCGTGTATGTTCTCTCATACACTATTTAATAGTTTTACAAAGGGGTAAAGATAATTTATTACTCAAACAAACGAGAAATGTCTTTAGTTGAATTATGATTTGTGTTAGAATAAAAATGATTTTTATTATATTCAACAATTTCCTTAATCTCGGTCTGCCACTGAATCCATTCTTCAGGTGTCTTTTGTAATAATCTAGTTATTTCATTCCAAAGAGCATTAAATCTTTCATCATCGTTGATAATAGTATCATATGTTTCATCTATCATGGGAGAGAATGTTTTATATCCAAGAGTTCTTAATGCAGACAGTATTCCCGGATATGAAAATATTATAAACGGGTGCATTGCAGGGATGCACTTAAAAGTTTTTTCAGTTATAAAAATATCATCTAAAGTAGCATGTCGTTGAAATTTATTAAAAGAATCAGAATGTTTTGTTCTATTAGAATAAAAAGTAGTTTCCGTAACTATACTAAAATAACTATCATCAAAGCAAGGTAAATCTTCTATATCTAACATCGATGGATTCATACTTCGGTGAGGGCTTAAATTTAATTTTAATGGAAATTTATCTTTATTTGCTTTTACATTCACAAATGTGTCTGGTAATGTATCTATCCATGAAAAATCTTTAGTATCCATCCCATTCATTGGTAAAAACGAATAAAAACCTTCATCTAATATATCATGTTCTAAAAATTTTTCAATTAATTTAACTCTATGTGCGCGGGGCAATTTGTTAAAACATAAAAACTTTTTGGGTTTTTCTTTAACTGTATACACAACATCTTTAAATTGCCCCGCGCCATTGTGTTGAACAAAATACTGAAAAGATGCAGTTGCTAATATTGAAATTTTATTTTTCCAATTTGTTTTTGTTAAATTTTTAATGTTAAATATATTTTCATAAGTTTTTTCCGAACCCGGAGAAGCACACAAATAAAATATATCTTTTGAATCTATCTGATTTTCAACTATATTTGCAATACGATGAATTTTCTCTACTACATTGTTTAAATAACCTTCAGCTAAATTATAGAATAAAAATTTAGTTTTTCCATTACGTTTGGCTTCCATCATTTCTTCTACAATGAGTTCCGTGGGCCTCATTCCAAAATTAGTAGGACCCACTTCAGCATCAATTATATGTATAATATCTTTGTATTTTTCAATTTTAGGAAACAATTCAATTACATTTTTCTCGGCCCCAATTTTCCAATGTTCTAAGTCGTTAGGGAGTACACCAAAATTAAAAGTTGGTCTAGTATTACCATACATTATCTTTTCCATTGGATCATTATACTTAGGATTCCGCCATGGATCTATTATTACTACTGATCGTTGTTGATGACCTATTATTGGCATTAAAGAATATACCCAATCTTCCCAATAACCAATTAAATATACTTCTGTCCAACTTAATTTTAAATCTAAATCTTTGGTATTCTCATCATAATAATTTACGTTTCCGCCATGTTTTTCAATATAATATCCCACTAACATACTAGCACTGCCATTGGTATAGGGTACTCCTGGTTTATACGCCTTACCGATGATAGTAACATTTTTTCCGTTTTTTAAACAACGCAATGCCATACGCTCTGCTTGTACTTCACGGGCTGTCATTATACTATCAAATAAATCGTACCCCAAATCTAACCTATCGGCAAGATAACGCAATGCAATATTATCTCTAGGATGACATGCACCTGCATCTCCAAACGCAGCTTTCATATACATTGGACCCATAATGCGATACGTACTTTTTGCTAATGCTGTTGTTACCACATCTACATTGATATTTCCATTAGTCTCGGCTACATCTTGTATCATGTTTACCAATGCTAGTTTAGTACTAATAAATGTGTTATAGAAAATCTTAATTGACTCAGCTTCATCCCATGTACCAACTTCATACCTAGGGTCATTCTCCATAAACACTTTGTAGAAATCAATCAATTCTTTTGCATCACCTGTTAAACTACCACTCTCTGTTCCAATAATAACCATTTCTGGATTAACCATATCCCATTTAATTGTTCCCATTGCAATCAAGTAAGGATTATAAATGAAACGTGCATTGGTGATGCACGGTTCCAACTGATTACGAACTGTCCCGGGTAATACTGTGCTTATTAATATAACTAATTGACTTTTGTTTACGTATAAATTAACCTCATTAAGAATATTTGTTACAATAGTATAATCAAAATCTTTATTTGGTAAATGACTAGTTGGAGTTTCCCCACCGTACATTGAGTCGTGCGGAGTAGGAGCCGCAATGAAAATAAAGTCTCTATCTTTTACTGCTTCTTGTATTGTATTGCACATGGGAAATTCGGGAGTTCTTGGTTCTACATCATAACCCACTACGTCATAACCAGCCGCTGCCATTACTTCAGCACAATCTTGTCCTAACTTACCCACGCCTATCATTGCTACTGTTTTCATTTACAATCCTTATTTTAATAATATATTTAACTAAAGTATCAATGGTGCCAAAAATTTAATGCTCTGTGAAAAAAAATTGATTAAATACTCAATGAATAAAAAAATTAGCTTTGTTCAGCCCAATTTTCAACAAGGCCCAAAAGAATACAATGCACACTATTTGCCATATAGCATAGGAGTGTTATGGGCATATGTTAATCAATTTGATTCAATTAAATCTAATTACCAATTAGAAGATTTGATATGGCGCAGAGACAACATTGAGGATACTGTTACTAAACTATCTCAATGCAACATTGTGGGATTTAGTACCTATGTATGGAACAAGAATTATAATTATACCTTAGCACGTAAGGTAAAGGAACGTAATCCCAACTGTATAATATTTTTTGGTGGCCCAGAAATGCCAATAACAAAGAAAGATATATTTAAAAAGTTGCCCTTCATAGATGTTGTTATTAAATCAGAAGGTGAACTAATACTACGACAACTGTTAGACGCAATTTCAGACAACACTGCTTGGTTTGATATCAAAGGATTATTAATTAACAAAGACGGAGTAGCAGTAGATACCGGCAGCGGCGACCGCATTAGCAATTTAAAAAACTTACCTAGTCCTTATCTTACAGGAGTCTTTGACAAGATCATGCGTGAAGTAACTGATATAGAGTGGAACGCAACTATCGAGACTAATCGAGGATGTCCATATGCTTGTACATTCTGTGATTGGGGCAGCTTAACCTATAACAAGGTTAAAAAATTTGGTTTAGAAAAAGTATTTGCAGAATTAGAATGGATTGGTAAGAAAGGATGTGGGTTTGTTACTGTTGCTGATGCTAACTTTGGTATGTTTGTTGAACGTGATAATGCTATTGCAGATAAACTAATTGAAGTACAAGAGAAGTACGGTTATCCTAACAGTTTTAGTATGACATGGGCCAAGGATCAAAAGCCAGAAGTGTTTGATATTATATTCAAATTAATTAAAAATCCCAAGTTTAATCAAGGGCTCACTGTTAGTGTACAAAGCATGGACTTAGATGTACTAGAGAATATCAAACGCAAGAACCTTGCACAACATAAAATTGAAAATATTTTTGCATTGTGCGATAAAAACAATGTACCGGTGTACACTGAAATTATTTTAGGCTTGCCCGGTGAAACCGTTGCAAGTTGGAAGGAAGGTTTCTACAAGATTTTTCGTGCCGGTAATCATACAGGCATTAATATTCTGCAAGCACAGATGTTAGAAAATGCCGAAATGAATCTACTACAAGAAAAACTGTACAAAATTACCAGTGTACCTGTTTACGATTATATGAGCGGCAGTTATAACTATCATGAGTTAGAAGAATGTGTAAATGTAGTTACTAGCACCAAAGATATGTCTGTAGAAGAAATGCTAGATAGTCAAATATTCAGTTGGTTTATGCAGACGTTTCATATTAATGGCCTTACTACATATATCAGTAGATTCTTACACAAAAAAGCAGGTATAGACTACTCTGTGTTCTATGAAAAGTTATGGAAGTACCTCATTGAGGATTCGTGGTTTATAGAAGAAAGAGATGCTGTTCGTATGTATTATAGAAATTGGATTACATTAGGTAAGATCAACCACTCTAATATTAGTAATATTGAAATCCATGGATGGAATCTTATACACAGAACTACTCTGCAAATGCACAAGGATAGACGATACGAATATGTTTTTGATTTGATAGAACGATTTGTAACTAACGAATTTGATTTAGAGAGCAATTGTTTAAAACAGTTATTATTGTTACAAAAGAACTATGTGATAAATTATGATGATATTTCAAAGTTTCCGTATACGGTAGAATTTGACTATGACTTTCTTGGATACATTATAGATAATACCAAATTAGAAACTAATGTAAGATATAATTTTGATTTTCACGAAAGTAAAGATATTAGCCTAGATAGATTTTTAGAAAATATGTATTTTGGTAGAAAGCGTAATTTTGGTAAAACTATTATTACTCAAGATATTAATTCAATGAAGTAGGAATTTTTTTGTTTTTTCTTATTTAAAAAATACTTCTTACTTTAATGACTCTTTGCCATTGCATTGACTTAAAACATTCAAGAAGTTCTATTTCAGTTGTCGTTGATTTTAATAATTCCATAGATTTTTCAGTATATTCTAACGATTTATTTGTTAGGGGCAATCCTATTTTAGAAAGATAATTATAATAATTTAATGTGTGAGGGTGATAATCAATATAAATTTCCTCACTATCTTTTCTTTTATATGTATGACCATACTTAAATTCTCCATCTAATTCTAAATCTATTAACGACGGCGGTGTTAAATTGATAGTATCTTTATACACGTCCAATATCTCTGATGGAGTTGGTTTATGGTTATCATTCATTATCATTTGATAATTGTAAGGTACACTAGCTAACGTAAACGAGTCGCATGGTAAATTTTTAAGATAGGCACTAGTAATAGTAATTATTGCTAAATCTCTCAATAAATATCCTTTTGGATCACAATATTTTTTCACAAATTCTGCACTATATTCTTGTTGAGAAAACATATTACCAACACTTAACCAACTACCAAACTTATACCTGTCTTCTCTACAAAATGTAGTCCACATTGGAATAACTAAATCAGTTTCAGTAAAATTAAATCTACAATTAGCTTCAGTAATACGATTGGATATCATTGAATTGCCGCCTCCACAATGACCAAAATTATAAAAATCCACAGTAGGCATTTCTTTTGACAATACATTAGCCCAAGTTGGCCATCGATATTCAGTAAAACTACAACCAAATACAAAAAAACGTTTGTATTTGGTAAAATCTATATTTTTAAAATCTATAATCATATTAATTTAAATCCGTAATAAAATTTGTTTTGTTTAACAAAACTTCTAGGTTATAATCACATACCTCTTTCAACCCGTGTAAAAATTCATTTAGTTCGGATTGATTTAAAGTTGATAATCTTTTTATTTCTGCTATTATCATAAAAAGTCTTTTTGATTCATCTTCTTCAAGGTCATAACTTTCATTTATATATGGACTAAATGTTTTATAACCCAAACTACGAAACGCTTCTAATGAGTGTGGTCTAGAAACCAAAATAAAGGGATGTTCATGTACAACAGGTTTAAATACTTTTTCACTTAAAAATCTACCCGGTGCATCTTTATAAAAATTTGTTTCAGACACTACACTAAAATAACTGTCAGCATATAAATAATCTGTAGATGGTTTACACCTTGCATGGTTTTCATTTAAATTAGTAGTATCTAAATACATCGGTGGTAAATTAAGTATTCCTTGTTTATTTTGTTTAAACAATTCTTTCATTTCTTCGTTGTGCTGTATTTCTAGCTGCCAAAATACCCTATCCCAATCTTGACCTTCTACTGGTGCTAAACTTACGTGACCCCTATCTAACAAATTGGTGCTATATAATAAAGCTACAAGGGCAACACGATGCAATCTCCATCTTCTATTGAAATTTAGAAAAGCCTTATTAAAGTGTTTATTAATTAATTTTGGATTTTTTTTATGATTATGTATAGCTTGTTGAGTACAAGACCATTCAAACATTCTAGTCCATTTGACTTTTATTTCTTGTTTACTCAAATTTGCAGCTACTTTTTTAACTTCAGTTAAAATATCCGCAGATTCACTTAGTAATAAAATTTTATGTTCCGGTATTCCTAGTTCTATTATTGCTTTATTATATACTTCTGAAACTATCCAATGAAAGGCTTCATGGCTGTTACATAAAATCAAATACAAATCTTCATTTATTAATTTATTTAAAAGATCATTCTCAACTAAACAGTCAGCTAGTTTATTCAAACTACTTTTAAATTCTATGTAATAATACTTGTGTTCATTGAAGCCCGAGAGATAAGTGTAGGTGCTCATTGCTCGTTTTTCTATATTTTGGTCGTCAATATAGTAAAAGCCTTTAGAATTGATAATCATAGTACATTATTTATTGTTAGTGTTTTAATCAAATAAATAAATCATTATGACAAAAACAATATTAGTTACTGGTGGTGCCGGATTCATAGGACACCATATGATTCGGCGTCTATTAAAGCATCCCGAATATAATATCATATCATTGGATAGATTAGATTTTTCAGGAAATCTTAATAGATTGGCAGAACTAAAAGATGAATTCCCAGCAGATATACATAGGGTAAAAGTCATTTATCATGACTTAAAGGCTGAAATAAATGACCAATTAGCTAAACAGTTAGGAAACATAGATATTATCGTTCATATGGCAGCAGGTAGTCATGTTACTAGATCCATTGAAAATCCATTAGCATTCGTATTAGATAATGTAGTGGGGACATGCAATCTATTAGACTATGCAAGAAAATATCTACCCAACTTAGAAAAATTTATTAATTTTGGTACAGATGAAGTGTTTGGATCAGCACCTGATGATGTTGATTTCAAAGAATACGATAGATATAACAGTCGTAGTCCGTATAGTGCATCAAAAGCGGGCGCAGAAGAATTGTGCGTAGCATATGAGAACACGTACGGAATGCCTATATACTGTACTCACACTATGAATGTATTTGGAGAGAGACAACTACCTGAAAAGTTTATTGGTATTGCTATGCGTAAGATATTAGCGGATGAACCAGTTACTATTCACTGTGATGAAGAAACCGGTACAAAATCAGGACTACGACATTGGGTACATGCAGCCGATGTTGCAGATGCTACTATGTTTATAGTTGATTTACCGCATAAGAAATTCAAGCTAGCAAGTGATGCCGGGATAGCAACTTGCCCTAAGTTTAACATTGTGGGACAATATGAAGTTAGTAACTTAGAAGTTGCACAAAAGATAGCAGATATTTTAAGCAAAGAATTAAAATATACCATGGTAGGTTACGATTTACAACGTCCTGGACATGATTTCAGATACAGCCTAAGTGGTGAATATATGAAAGGCCTAGGCTGGGAACCCAAATATGATTTTGATTTGAGATTGAAACAAATGGTTGAGTGGACATTAAAAAATGACAGATGGTTGTAATGTTAATAGTAAATGTTTAGCTTGCGGTAGCACTAACTTGTTGCTCTCACTTGACTTAAGAAATCAACCATTAGCCAATAGTTACTTGACTTCAAGTAGTGAACATGAAAAAAAATATCCCTTAGGTGTTAATGTATGCAAGGATTGCTATCACTTACAATTAACACATACGATTGATCCATCAATTATATATAAAAATTATCTTTATATTACCGGAACTAATAATACTATAAAAGAATACAGTGATTGGTTTGCCGGATACGTAGTAGAATCAATTGATAGACAGACCTCTAATATACTAGATATTGGGTGTAATGACGGCACTCAATTAGATTATTTTAAAAGTAGAGGATACAATACATTTGGAGTTGATCCAGCTGAAAATATTCATCCTATCAGTTCTGCAAAACATGATGTTATTTGTGATTTCTTTGGTCCTTCTATAATAGAAAAAATTAAGTATAACTTTGATGCTATTATTGCACAGAACGTTATGGCACATAATCCAAATCCGTATAGTTTTTTAACTACATGTAAAAAATTAATGTCAGATGATACCTTATTGTTTATTCAAACAAGCCAAGCAGATATGATTTTAAATAATGAGTTTGATACTATATACCATGAACATATAAATTTCTTTAATATTAATAGTATGAACAGATTAGCTATAAGAGCAGGGTTGAACCTAATAGATGTTTTCAAAACTCCAATTCACGGCAGTAGTTATGTATTTGTACTAAGTTGTAAAAATAGTAGAGTTTATAATATTGAAAATAAAATCAAACTGGAAGAATCTTTGCAAAAATTAGACACATACATTCAATGGGAAAATAATGTTAAATCTAACATGATTAACTTAAAAGAAGCTATATTAAACTACCAACAACAAGGGTATAAGGTTGTAGGATACGGTGCTGCTGCTAAGGGTAACACTTTACTAAATTTTATTGATGTTAAGTTAGACTTTATTATAGATGACAACCCATTAAAACAAAATTTATATACTCCGGGAACAAAGATTCTTATCAAAGGACCTAATTTTATCAAGGAGTTTAGCTTGGATGATAAAATTGTTTTTATGCCATTAGCTTGGAACTTTGTTACAGAAATAAGCAAAAAAATAAAAAATATACGTAACATGAAGCAAGATATTTTTTTAAAGTATTTTCCAAAGGTAGAAATAATAAATGTATAAATTTCCCGTTATTGAATTAGTAGATCGCTATTGTATTGCAAAACTTAAATTTGCAAAACTTGGTACAAACAAAGAAGAATTGGACTTTTATACCGATCAATTGCACGATATTGATTTCATGTTGATCCAAGAAGATTTAGATCAATTATATGAGGTACACGCTGAGGTATGGGACTTAGAAGATGATTTTAAAAAAAATCGAATTGAACATATGTACGATTTAGCTGAAGTTGGGCGTAGAGCATTATACATTAGAGATGTAATGCATAAACGATATGATTTGAAAAATAAAATGGCTGATAAATTAAATGACCCAGTTAAAGAAATTAAAAAGTACGGTTAATTTAATTTAGTAATCCACTCTGTTTTGTTAAGCAATATATTAAAATTATGCTCACATATTTCTCTAACATTGTTTAAAAAATCAGTTAATTGTTCGGGCGATAATTCACACAATCTTTTGATTTCTTTTACAATCATTAGCATTCTCATTGATTCGTTTGTTTCTGTATCGTAATTTTCATTGATCCATGGACTAAATGTTTTATAACCTATTTCTTTTAATAGACTAAGTGTGTTTACGGGTGCGACTATAACAAAGGGGTGCTTTTGCACAATAGTTTTAAATGTTTTTTCGCTAAGTAATCTTCCCGGATAAAATAACTCATTTGGATATTTTCCTCTAGCAAAACAGTTTGTTTCGGTAACTACACTAAAATAACTATTAGAATAGAACTCAGTAGTTGACGGAAGTAAATCAGCATTATTACGTATCTGTAAAGTTAAATAATCTGCATCAACTGTAAGTTTTTCAATATTCAATATTTTTTGTTCATTATCATTTAGCAAGGACAGTATTTCTATATTATCATTATGATATTTTTTTAATTCTTCTAATATGTCAGCCCATGTAGGATAATCATAAAACATCCCGGCACTAATATATCCATAATCTAACATATTCATAGCACATAGTAATGAAATAAGGCTGCCCCGATGCAGTCTACCATGTGTCATCATGTGTCTATTAAAACTTAAAAATTTTTTATTATAATGTTTATTTTCAAGTGTGGGTGTTATTTTTTCATTAAGAGAAACATTAAATTGAGTTTTTGCATTATATTCAAATGCTCTAACCCATTCTACTTTTATTTGATCTAAATTATAATTTTTACTAACTATTTTTACTTCTTCTATTATATCAGCAGACTCACTTATTAATATTATTTGTTCTATTGGAATATTAGCACGTACTATTAAATCTCTATAAATTCCGGTGACTACATCATGATAAGTTTCATGACCGTTACTTATTATTAAAAATGTTTCTCTTTTCCAAATTTTCTTTAATACATCTATGGGTATTATAGTTTCTATTGGGTATGCTTGAAATGCATTTCCGTTGTATATTTCAATAAACCAATACTCTGTATCTTTAAAATCTGTACGAATACAATCCAATAAAATATTTCCATCATACATAATTTCATGAATAGGAGGTGTCCAAAATTCAGAACCTATTCTTTCAAAACTGGTATTTATTTTAGAGTAATTATTTCTATTAAGTATTGTCATTTTTTATAAATTTTGGAATAATAATATCAGTTCCGCAATGGCAATGTTCTTTTTTACATACAATTTGTTTGGGTCCAACACGAGAAATATCTGTTAGTATATGACCAACTCTACCTCCCATACCGCAACTTGCTAAACTCATGTCGCCAATTGGGCTAATAAAAATTGCATCGCCAACATTACAGTTCCAGCCACTGAAAAAATTATTACCAGCGACAATTAATTCATTGCTGTTACAGACTTCAAAATGATTATCATCATACTTATTGTAACTTACCGTAAATCTAGTTCTTTTATTTGGTTTTGGTTTTGATTGATAGTGCTCACTAGTGCAATCGTTGATAAACTGAGTCTTTGCTGGATCTTTATATGACCATGGTCCCGTGTTAACACTCATTTCATCAAACAACGGTGTCCATTCTAAAAAATAATTTGGCATGACTGTTTTTAAATATTTCCCAAACTCCACCACTTCCCAGAATCTTTCTTCATGTAATAGCATCTTAGTTGCTAAGTAGTTTACCTTATCACATAGATATATACTGTTTTCTTCATAACGTTGTTTGTCTGCAAACTCTACGTGAAAACTAGCAACTACATCATCAAATAGATAGTGATTCTTTTCCCACCATTTTAATGGACGACTTAGATTAGTGTTAACTGCCAAGGTGGCTTGGGGTAACTCATTATACAACCATTCACAAATTGGAATAAAATTGCGCCATGCAGTTGGTTCTCCACCACTAAAAAAGAACTTAAAATTTTTATATCCAACTTCTTTATAACGATTGATTATTGTTTCTAGATTGCGAATATATAAATCAGTATTGCCATCATTAACGTCAGTTCCTCCCCAATTACCCGGATTACAATAACTACATTTAAAGTTACAATAATTGTTCACCTGCCATGTAACTGCTAGGTAAGGCTCTGGGGCCTGAATGGCTATTAACTTTCTGCCCACTGATAAACCTCTTTAAGTTCTGGGATGATATCTTCTATTTTTTCATTTCTATATTCATCTATTTGCTCATTGAATTTTTTAAATTCTAATATGCCACCCTTATTCTCATCACCAACACTTAGATTATAAATGATCATTTTAAAACCATTGTGTAACTCAGTATTAACATTTTCATATCTATCTGCATATACACGATATAATTCTATTAATCTTCGCTTAACTGACACGGGTAATATCATAATGTTTGCATACCATGGGTTAGTCAATAGATTAAATCTAGGGCTAGTAGTTTTGTCATCAATCAATCCCTCACTAATCAAATAATCAAAAAAGTCAGGAAAATCAAATACGTTCCAAATACTTAACGTTGGAGTAATTTGAAATTGTGCATGCGGTACTTGTTCTTTTAGTGTTTTAATGTTTTTGACAATACGTTCCCAATCTGAACCCTTGCGTATAATCTCTGCTACATCACCGTGAGCATCTAAGCTAGCCCAAATTTTTAATTGAGAAAACTGTTTCCAATAACCAATTAAATCTTTGTCTTTGTATTTTAATGAACTAAAATTAGTAGTATATGTTAATTCAACTTGGTCAGTAAGTCCGTTCTCAATCCAGTAATCTAAACATTCGTAATGTTCAGGAGTGATAATTATTTCTCCGCCGGCAAAGTAAACTTCTAATACGTCTTTGAGATAGGGTTTTAATTTACTCATAAAACTCATTTCTTCAGCAGTATTGACTATAATTTTTTTAGTATGAAAATATTTTTCGTATTCCCCTAAACCTTTTTCATCAACATATTCTTGTGCCCATAGACTACTGCAACCCGGGCCGCAACTACGACATTTCATATTACACATGTTACTAAAACGCAAATCCATGTATTTCATTTGAAATTCAGATAATGTACCATCATTTTCTGTATTCTTTGAAATCATATCAACATATTCAAGTCCTCTACGCATATTATGACTTTGACGCATTGTCCATGTGCCCATTAATTCTAAGTCATAACACCGTTTACAAGTTGCCACTGGCTCATCAATTAACATACCGGCACGTATTTTTTTATATTCATCACTATTCATCATCTGAATAATAGATTCATTATTATTAATGTTTGCGACCGGCATGTCACTGTCTGCAATACAGCAGGGCATTACTTTACCGTCGGGCCATGAATGGAAATGTACCCAAGGTAGCACACAGAAATGTTTACCGTGCTTTACTAAATTTTCTATTACTAAGGGATCTTGCATTTTTACTCCATCAAGTCTTGCAATTTATTTAATTCAGGGAACGTTTTCCAGAAACTTTCATTGCGTATCTTATCACCAGAACCAGTGTGCATCATAAATTCTTTTTTATTATCAGCCCATGCATCCTTCTCTTTGGCAAAGTTTACTGCATCATTAACTAGTCTGGACAATGAAGTATTATCGTCTTTATTGTTTTCAGCCCAAGATAGAGCCTTAGCTTCTGCTTCAATTTTTAACTCTTTGGGCAAACTTTTACCGCTATAATGACTTGGATGCACTGCTAAATATAAACTATTATACCAGTCGTGTGGTCTAACAAGCCCTTTACTTTTTAAATATGAATAAAATTCACTTATGGTCAAGTAATTGAATATTGAAAATACTGTATTAATTTGAAATGAAACATAGTCTAATTCACGGAATTTTAATAGATTGCTTTCAACTAATCCCCAATCAGTTCCATGCCGTAACCATTCTGCACGTTCACCATAATGGTCAATACTACAACTTAACTCAATCTTCTTAAAGTGCTTCCACATGTCTAGTAAGTCATAGTCTTTGAACTTGATATTGCTAGCATTTGTATTGTAACGTAGTGTAATGTCAGTACGACCTTTGCGTATCATTTCCTCTAACATTATATAATGTTCTTCTGTTAGTGTAGGTTCACCACCTGCAAAGTAAGCTAAATCAATATGTTCTACTTGATCTAGTATTTCACGTAACAAATTGCCCTTCTCGTCAGCATGAATTACAATAGGATGATTTGGATCATAATTGGCTCGCATCTCTGCTCCCCATTGACTAGAAAATTCTGAGCCACATGTTCTACATTTGAAGTTACATATATTACTGAATCGAATATCAAAGTAATGCATTTTAAATTCAGGCACAGTGCCATCATCAAGTGTTGTAGGTATTAATTCATCAAAATGTTTACCAAATTGTTCTTTACTATAATTTCTAAAACTATGCGGTCCTGCTTCTTCGTGCTTGTAACAAAAGTTGCATATCTTATTTGGTTTATCTGCTAACATATCCAAGCGCATTTGCTTCATTAGTTCATTGTTAAATGCATCTTTGAGACTAGATTGCTTTGTATTACCAAATGGTACAGTATAATCATTACTACAACAGGGATATATATCTCCCTTAGGAGTTACATTTAAATGCATCCACGGAAACATACAAAACACTTTACTTTCATTTAGTAAATAGTTTTTGTTGGTGATCATAAAGAGGTGTCCATCATCATTACTAATTCAGGAAAAGTTTTTTCAAATGAATCATTTCTAATAGAGTCTCGTATTAATGTTTCTTTTAAAAAGTTTTCTTTTTGAGTAGACCAGTCATCACTAGAGTTTGTAAATTTTATTGCAGGTTCAATTAAATGTCTCCAATCTTTTGATAGATTTTTCATCTTATCAAGCAATTTCAAATGATTTGGCAAACAATTGTCTTTTAAAATTTTAGGCAAAACTGTAGATGAAAAATATTCAGGAGTTTTTGTACATACCAAACTATTAAATGATTCACCATTAAACAGTCCAAAATTAATCAAATATTCATATAACAACGGTAATGTAGTATAATTGTAGACACTAAGTACTGTATTAACTGACAATGTTATATTGTCTTTGCTATTAAACTTTTGTAAATTATGTTCAACTTTCCCCCAATCAGTACCGGTTCTAATATATTCCGCACGTTCACCTATGTGGTCTATACTTGCAGATATGTCAACATGATCAAAATGTTTCCATAAATCAAATATATTTTTATCTTTATATGATAGTACACTACAATTAGTGTTGTACCTTATTTTAATATTAGTTTTATTTTTTCTAATCAATTCCTCTAAAATAAGATAATGTTCTTCGGTGATTAGCGGTTCTCCACCTGCAAAGTAAACAAATTCAACATCATCTACATATTCCAAAAATTCTTTCAAAATTTTAGTAGTTTTGGATAAATTATATATCGGCACATTATTATACGGGGGAGATAATCGTTGGTTCTCTTCCTGTGCCCATAATGTACTATAATCCGGACCGCACATGCGGCATTTAAAATTACAAATATTATTGAATCTAATATCGTAATATTTCATTTTAAAATTTTCAAGTGTACCATCTTCTTTGGTGTTCTTTAATACTTCATCTATACTTGAGTGAAAATTCTCATTACCAAAAGATCTCCAACTTGCACTGGTAAAAGTTTCAGTATCATAACAATGAGTACAAATTGGATTTTTAATCTCCGCTAACATATCTTTGCGTAATTTTTTAAAACTATCATCGTTGATAATAGATTCAAAGGTTGAATCGGGGTTAACTTTGGTCATAGCTTTCTCTGTTACTCCAACACAACAGGGAAACACATCACCTGAAGGAATGGCCATAAAGTGAACCCACGGTAACATGCAGAATGTCTTACTTTCTGTTAATAAGTATTTGGTATCATGCACCATATTAATCCTCCATTAGATCAGCAAGTTCCGGAAAAGTTTTAACAAAACTTTCCCCTCTGATATTATCTCTTTGTGTGGTGTGAAATCTAAATAAGTTTTTATAATTATCCCATTCATGTCTACCAGGCGCCATAGTCCAATCAATAATACTTTTAACTGTTTTAATTTTCTGAAAGTTTGGTTGTTTTTCTTTAATTATCTCTAATAGTTTTAATATTTTTAATTTTCCTTCTTCTTTGTGATGTTGTGGTAAAATATTTGAACTAAGATGCTCAGGTGAATTCATATTATAAATTGAATAAGTATAATCATCTTTTGTGTACAAATTTTTGTCATACAAATATTCATAAAATTCTAAAAATGTTTTGTAATTATATAGGCTTAAAACTGTGTTCATTTGAAGATTAATGTTTGAAGATTTTTTAACTAATAAAAAATTCTCTTCCACAGTTGTCCAATTTGTTCCACTACGTATATATTCAGCACGTTCACCATAATGATCCACACTAGCGTAAATCATTATATTATTAGTAAAGTGTTTCCAAAGACTCATTAAATCTTTGTCTTTAAATTTCAAATTACTTAAATTTGTATTATACATTAACGTAATGTCTGTGCGTCCTTGACGTATCATTTCCTCTAACATTATATAATGTTCTTCGGTAATTAGTGGTTCTCCGCCTGCAAAATAGGCTTTTTCTAAATTTGGTATATGATCAAGTGTTTCTTGTAAGAATTCTTTTCTATCATTTTTTGCTATAGGGTGTTGATATATACCATTTCTTATATTTTCTTGTTCCCATTGGCTGCTAAAAGCAGGACCACATGTTCTGCATTTAAAATTGCAAATATTACTAAACCTAATATCAAAATATCTCATTTTAAATTCAGACAAAGAACCATCGTCAGTTGTTGCACTCATTGATTCATCAAAATATTTAACAAATTGATGATTATAGGAAATTCGTGAACTTACGATATTTAAATCTTCTTGAGCATGGCAAGTCTCACATATGGGATTTTTAACATCAGACAGCATATCCACTCTAAGTTTTTTCATGCCATCAGAATTTACAATTTCCATCATATTATCTTTTGTTGAATTGGCTATTGGAATATGTCTTCCAAATTTGTCTCGGGGATTTTTTGCAATGCAACAGGGTCCTGCCTCACCTGAGGGAGTTGTATAAACATGCACCCAAGGTAACATGCAAAACGATTTACTTTTGTTTATTAAATATTCTTTATCATTCATAATGGATTTAGTTGATTTGTTTCTTGACATAATCTATAGAATCCCATGTATTCAGGAAATATAGATAACATGTCTGTGTCTCTACGCTCGTCTATTTCGTTAAACCAATTGTAGAAATCTCTTCGGCCTTCTATTAATTTATCATCGGGATAAACAGTCTCGGCCATATAATCTACTACACGCTTAAATTTCTCATATTCAACTGTAGTAAATTTATTACTTGCATTGTCATCTACGTTAGCTAACATAAACTCTAGTGCATCGTGCATATAGGGCATGAATTCTTCTTTGGGAAGAATATTCATATCATACTGTATTGGGTCACGCAAGTATGGAGTATCAAAACGAACACGATGGCTTTTTATGTCATCGTACCAGCCATATTGTTCACGCCATTCTAAAAACTTAGCCAAATACTCTTTAAATGTAGTTACACTAAAGATATTAAACGTAATCATAAACGTTATTGGACTGCTAGTACGTTGTAAGTATGTGTGAAAATTCTTCTCCCACAACTCTAAATCTAGTCCTGTGCGAATATATTCAGCTTTAGGTCCCCATGTGTCTAGACTAGTAAACAACTTAAATGACTTGATTTTTCCGTCGTCACATAGTTGCTTAACACTATCACTTAACTTTTCAACCAATCCGGTCTTAGTACCCAAATTACTATTGATGTTTAACTCTAACCATGGCATGGGGTCATTGTTAATCTCTTTTAGTAACTTCCATGTACTAGTATGCATTGTTGGTTCACCTCCTGTAACACGCATGATATTCAATGTCTTGCGTAGTTCAGGCCACCACTTCCAGAATGCATCAACGTAAGGATTTTCTTCCTCACGCTGATATAGTTTCATCCAGTCAATATCACAACGATGATTCTTTACTGTTGTTACAGGGCCATTGACCTTAATTTCATTATAGAAACTTGTACTATACTTTGGATGACAGTAACCGCACTTGAAGTTACATTCGTTACCAAAGTTAATCTCTAAGTATTCTGGATTAATGTTTTGATCCCACGGACCTTTAACTGTTTGTTCATAACGTTCTTCTGTAAAGATACTTGCATTACGAATATGACGGTCACTAATATAATCAGGTCCCATTGCTTCAATGTTCCAGCAGTATTTACATCCAGTGGGTTTACCCCCTTCAAGCATTAACTTACGTTCTTCTTTTTTCTGAATTGTATTATGCAATGCAGATGGATTATCTTTTAATTCGGCTAATGGAATCTTATGTGGTTGAGGATGATAACAACTATGTGTTTCACCTGACTGCAAGTACATAGTCACATGGTGAAATTTAGCCAGACAAAACGTGGGGCCTACTTCATTTTCAATTTTTATTTTGATATCTTGTATTTTTTGATGTTCACTACTCATTACCAACCTTCTATTCTACGAATAACATCCATCTCAGTTACGAGTGGGCCCAAATTATATTTGTCTGCATTATAGTGACGTTTGAAGAATTTGCTTTGTTCACTACTTAATGTACACATAGGTAACCCAAGTTTATCACTTAATGCTGATCCAATAGACTCTGCTTCAATTTTTGGGTCTCTGTATTCTTGTTCTTCCCACAATACTATATAGTTATCAAACCATTGAACATTGGTATGTTCCCAATCAGTTAGCATAGTCATGTATGTGCCTAATCGTGCGCCATAGATAGCCCACAATCCATTTTCAACATCACTACCAACATTGTGCCATATAGTTAAGTTGTTTAAGTTGCGACTAGCAACAGTTTCTTTAAATGTATTGATATCAGGTCTTGCACCTTTATCAAGAACCATCTTTACTCCTTCACGGAATCCAGCACGCCACGCTTGAAACGGAGTATAATTAGGATAAGTAATAGAATAACAATCATGCATTGCCCAGTATAAGTTATCTTTGCCATCCATACAGAAATCAGCAATACGTGCTACATCGCCGTTTTTTTGATTTTCGTGAGTTTGCATGTTGGCAACATAAGTTTTAGTCCAACTACTCATGCCGCCGTTGCCGTAACGCAATCCGTTAATACTATTCACAGCTTTCCAACGATATTGTGCTAATTTATATTTAGGGTCTTTGTCAGTGAAGTCTAATTGCATGTTGAAGAAACTTTCTTCTGGCATGTTGTCACCGTCGATTAGAATGAATCGTTCTGTGTCACTAGCTAGACCCGCTGCTTTATGTGCAGCATCACTACCTTTAACACTATCAACACGCTTGGCCCATGGAATCATATTCTTTATCTTAAGCCAAAATTCTTCTTTTTGAGGCTCATCATAGCTTAGATAGATACAATCTAAATCTGCCACGTCAACAATATTATCAAAACTCATAAACTGTTAATTTCCAATATTGTTTTTCAATCGCATCATCATTAGTTACGATAATACTTAGGTCTTCTGTTGCACATAAATGTCCGAAATCACTCGGCGTTAATCTAACTATAGTTGCATTAGAAGAATCTTTAACAATTCTACCATCAATTACTCTAATATCTTGCCTACTTTCAGCAAAGGTCATAGCATCAACTACAATATAGTTTCCTTCTAACTTCTCTCCAGTATAACATATAATCTTGCCTAAGTCATCATAATATAGTCTAAATTCAGGCTTTTCTAATACGGGAGGTTCCCAAATAATTATATATTTTTCTTCATCATTAATCATTTGGCTGTCTCCAAAATAGTATTTGCAAAATGTTTTACATGATAATGAAACGGATATAATTGAGGAATAGTATTTACTCTTATAGAGTGCTGTAGAATTTCACAGGTAAAGATATCTGTCCAATCTTCAGATGGAATCTTATTAATATATTTTTTCATATGAACCATTGCCATTGGCTCAAACTGAGGATATGTGGTTTTTTCTACTCCCATAATATGTGAAGCAATTGCATATACCCAATCGGTAGTAGCAAATTCATTTACATTGCACTGTAACGTACTGCGAACTTCTTCCCAATTTTCCCAAATATTTTTAGTTGTTTCAAAAAATTGTTGAGCAATAATAGATTTTTTAAAATATGTAATACCATTATATGTATTGGGCAATTTGTTATCAATTATAAATTTGCGATAAAAAGTAACATCAGAATCTTCCTGCATAAAATCTTTTATTCTAGTGCAAATAACAACATCTCTATCTTTTAATGAATCAAACCAGTAGTCAATTGGTCTTGGGATGTACATATCTGATTCTAACTTGATTGTATATTCATATGGGCTAGCTTCATAAACTTGCCAATCGTTTTGTAATTTCCAAAATGTATCAGAGCATTGATCTCCGTGCGGTAACATATCAGTTGTTATAATAGTTACATTGGCATCAGGCATAGCACGTTTGATGCTAAGTTCTAATGCACGGGCACATTTTATATAGTCATCACCTTGTGCCATAATTACAAAGCCCTTATTACTTTCCATTTTGAATTATCTCCACATAAAGTTCTTTGTTCATTACATGAAAATCTAAATTTTCGACATTAATATATTCTTTACGAATTTTACCACGCTGCCAATTATCAAATGTTACAGTAAATTCTGTATTCAATTCTTCGTCACTAGTTTTATAAATTTGAGTATTACTTCCAATGTGCAACAAATTCCATGGAATAAAATCACGGTTGTTAGTTAAATGACCATTGACAATATTTAATGCAATAGTTAGTGCATAGTCATTTCTATATATCCCTGTGTTAAATGAATGTAGGTTCATATAAAATTCATAATTATTTTGCACCATCTTCATGCAGCTAAAAATATTTTCAACTTTTTGAGTTTTTTTAAATGCAACTACAGTAGCCCAAAGACTATTGTATCCGTAATAACTTATCTTTTCTTGTTCTGCATTTGGTTGCATTAAAAAGTCAATAGTGTTATGGCAGCAAAAATCATCGTAAAAGTCAAATATTTTTAACAAGTTTGATGAATTTACAATGTAATCAACATCTAATAGTAATGTCTCATTGTAGGGTGTAAATTCATATGCCTGCCATCTTCCTTTATTAATCCATGTACCCCATACTCGTGTATTATTTTTGTCAGGAACAATTTTGATTACCTTGTCCCAAACGTAATCTGTATCTTCTGGATATGAATCTACATCGGTGACAATTGTTACTGGTAGATTAAGAAAGTGATTAATGCGTTTGGCAGCATATTCTGCCATTTCATAATAATTAAATTTCTCAGTATTGAAAGCAAATAAAATTGCGCCTCGTGTCATCTCTTGTTCTCAAGTTCTTTCCACTCAACGTACCATTGTTCCATAGTAGTTTCGTATACTTGTTGAAGTTTTTCTAATAGTTCTTGACGATTTACTTTGACTGGTGTATCAAATGTGTCAATAATAACTATTTGGTCAGATGAAAGGCTATTGAGGAATGCAATGGTATCATGGTTGGCTTTCCATAACCCACCTTGTTCAGCTACAATCAATTTTGATTTATATTTTTCTGCAAGATATGCTTTAGCTGAATTGTGATTAAATCTAGCCTTAGATTCTATAAGTAAGTTTTTGATATCCATCTGGTACTCCTAAAAGTATTTAGATAGGTATCACACACCCATAAAAAATTATGTACCTGATACTGATGCAGAAGTGGTAACTGTTCCCCAAGAGTTAGAAAGATATGTTGTTTCTGGGTAAGCGACAGTTAATATTGAATTTGACCCAGCTGAAGCGGTTAATCCTGTAGAATTTAATTCTGCCCATTGACAATATATAGTAATTACACTACCGTTGTCACCATTTGAACCTTGAGTGCCGTTTGTTTTTGCATTGATATTAATATTAGTATTAGTGTACCCTGATGGAGCAGATGCTACTAATTGTTTAAATATCTGAACATTGGCATTAGCCGGAGTCAAACCAAAATACCCTGAGTTATTTGATATTGCATTTACTGTCCCGCTTCCGCCTATTTTAGTGACCCCATTAAATGAAACTGAAGCTACTGTAATTGTGCCACTTGAAGGGGCAGAGATAACAACAGTTCCGCATGCGGTTGCAAGTGCATTCAATGAGTTATCAATAGTTGATCCGGTTGGGTGACTGAATGTTAATTTAAGTTGCCCACCTGAGTTAAAGAAGTAACGTGCAGCATTACCATTAGCAAAAGTAGCTGTAAGTGTTGCTACTAGATTGTTTGACCATGATGTTCCGCGATTAGCAGAATTAGCAGCAGTTGAACCTAATGTAGCGGAATTTAATCTACCAGTATATATTGAGGTTAAATTTGTTGGAATTGCAGACAAATAAGTGACTGTTCCACCTGTTGCAGGTGCGGTTACCGCAGTAATTGAAGTTCCTTGATGTGATGCTGAGTTACTAGTTTTGTTTACAAGATTAGCCCATTTGGTAGCAGTAACCGTGTCACCCACTGCTACGTTTGCTTCAGCAGTTTGACCATATCCAGCACTAGTCCCACCTGTTGCCCAAACTGCATTTAATGTTCCACTGGTAGTTGAATTAGCTGCGCCCACTAATCCATTATAGTCTGATGCTGCTATTGTTCCGTATTGTGCGTATGACATTTGTTAAATCCTTATTTAGAAACAGTAACAATTGCTAAAACTGTTCCAATACTATTTGTTGTTTTGTTTTCCAATGCTCTTCCAATAACATTAAACGCTGTTGCTTCGCCTGATTGTGCTGCACGGGCTATTCCATTTCCTGCACTAACTAGACGATCACCCTTCTTTACTATACCAGTGACTTTTACTTGTACACGACCTGTCATAGCTACCGGCGGATGAGTTGTATTATCACCTGCACCCGAATTCATTAAATAAGCAGCAGTATCTGAAATAACACCAAATATATCTTCGCTTAGTTCGTACTTAACACTAGTAATTTCTTTGTCCCCGCCCAATTCAACTACAGTACCTGCATCATAATACGCATCTGCTGCAAAACGTTCTGCCAAGTCAGCATATGTTGCATTAAGTCTTGATCCAGTAGTTAATGACCAATTACCAGTGAGTTGACCAGCGGTAGAATTTGCTCCAGTTGTTACGTTTGCAGTAGTGATACTAGACGGAAAAATTGCACCAGCAAAACGTCCGCCAGATACACTTGCATTTGACAAGTATTCTGATACATTGGCGTTATTATATGTACCTGCAAAACTAACTACATTTCCATTAGCATAACGATAATTATCTGTAAGAATACCAACATTGGATCCACCTGAAATTAATAGATTACCATTTTGAATCCACATTGATGTACCGGCTAGTGAGTTTGCAGTTCCGCCACCATTTACAGTCCAAGTACCGGTAAGTGTGCCGGCTGTTGTGTTGCTACCAGCAGAAATTAATTGAGTGTTTGTTGTTCCTAAATTAGCTGTAGTAATATTACCTGTTGCTATATTTGCAGTTGAAGTTACGGTTGCCAAACGTACAGTAATAGTATCAGCAGTTATACCATTAGTAACGGTCAAGTTGTTAGAAGCAATGTTTCCAGTGACTGTTATTGCGCCAAAAGTTGTTGTACCACCACTAGAAGTTGAAGTTAATGCTAACCAAGCATTTGCGTTACTGGTTCCGTCTGCCGGGCAAACATACAATGTATTAGCATTTGTATTATACCATAGTTGTCCCTGTAATGGATTAGCCGGGGGACTTGTATTAGCAAAATTTTCTAATTGATGTACAAAGTTTGTGTCTACGTATTGTCCGTAACCAGCAAAGTTTCTACCCGGTAATGCTAATGATGTACTGCTGGTATTAATAGTACCATCAGCAATGGTTGTTAATACTGAACCATTTGTTTTTACAATTGTATATGCCATTTTAAAATCTCTCCGATATCTGTTATTTATCTTATATTGTTACTAAATTAGTCAAACTCTGAATTCTAACGGTGTAATCAATCTGAATCTGTCTATTTAAACTCTTTTGAACCGGATGAAAGATTACATGAGTTAGTAATCTGGTAATCACTTGTCCGGAACTATCTGTACCATAATTTGCAAGTAATCCCAATTCATCAAAAACATACGCCCCATCAGTTTGCGTACTATTATCAAACGCTGCCTGCCCTGACGGTTCGCCGTAATCTAGTAAACATTGTACTAGTATATCAGTATAATATTTACCCGTAGTATGGGTAACCGTCATTTTATTGCGTGTAGGGTCTAAGTTAAAAACGCTGGTATCATCTACGATTTTAGCGTAAGTTTGGTTGTATAGTGCTGCGTTCTGTCCAGTTACGTTTGGGGGCAAGTAAGTAATAACTCCGGTGTCAGAAACACTTGCGCCGCCGTTCCCAAAAGCCATTTCATAAATTTCCCCGTAACCGCGACTGCTTAACGTATCAGCAATAGCCTCTGACATAGTTTCATAATTTATAGCATTTTTCTTGTCTACAAATACCTTCCCGTTGTTAGGGTCATAGATTTTGATAAATCCATCTACTTTATATGATAGTGTTATTACTGACATTTAATTATCGCCTCGCATCTGGACTAGTATTTCTTTTGAGTCTGGGTCCGTTATTTTTATACTGGAAGAAAAGTAAAAACCCCCGTTTTCATTGGGTTTTTTCTCCTGTACCTGCGGTGGTAATTGTTTAGTTTCTTCCGTATTATTGTTCATATATTATTTATCTTTTAGTTTATGTCCCCTCGCAAGAAGTTTGCTCCCTGCGTATCAGCTATTTGTAAAGGATCCCCTTCAACTGTGTTATAAATTCCTGGGATTGGATTCCATAATTCAGAATACAACACACTTGTCATTTTATTATTAGGAGTTAATCCAAACACTTCTGAATATTTAGGGATATAATTTTGAACACCTGTGCCGTTCGCTCCTCTAAATAATTGAGTTACTGTATTTGCAATCAAATCACATTCACTAAATCCAATTTGTTCACCATTGACATATAAAACCCTGCCTTCAATAGATGTAATTGTTAATAAATCTCCCGTTGTTACTACTGGAACATTAGGATTAGTAATTTGTAATGTTGGGGCAGTATCAATGATAACTATTTTCCAATGACTAGGGTCTATTAAATTTCCTGTAGTATCATTATAAACTGTAAGATGACATAATGTGTTTTTATTAGAAATTAATCCTATTAAATATGTCCCTGTATCTAAATCAATTGCAGGGCAAGTGTTATTTTGAACAATACTATCAGTAATTCTTGAGATATCATTCAAATAGATTGTATCATTGGTATATGATAAAGGACTTGTTAACCAAGTTCTAGTTTGTGTGTTTGCTCTATATACCACTGCTTGATTGGTTGTATTTACATTTAATAAGTAAGTTTCTTCGTTAGGAGTTGCTGTTGGCATCATACTAGATATGATTACTACATCACCTGTTTGAATAGTTGTCAAAATACTCAAGTTGTTATATGCATTTAATTTTAATGATGAAGATGGAACTCTTAATCCGTTAACGGTTACCCATAATCTGTCTACGTTAACTTGCTGGAACTGAGTAACATTTACTACACCTGTAGCATTTGTTAATACAACTTCAGCTTCATTTGGATATCTATCGTCGGTAATAGTAAATTCTTGCAAACCGGAAGCACTTCCTGTTCCTGTACCCACTGTTGCAGCGGTGAAGATATCATCTACTTGATAGGTAACACCCGATGTTCCTGCAATAGTATTCCACTGAGTGTTTGTAGTAGTACCCAAATCTAAGATTTGATATTGTAAGCCTACAACAAAATTTCCAGCAATAGTAATTGGTGTTGCATCTAATACATAATATTCATGGTTTGCTTTTATATTACTTAAAATATTTTGATCTGTTACCGCAGCAGCTTGTGTGAAATATACCGGTGTTCCTGATACCATCATAGTTGCATCATCAACTACAATTCTATTAGTTGATGATTTAGTACTAATAGTTGTAGTGTCAACAATAGTAAATAATTGATCTAACCATGCATACCCACCTGAAGTATATGCAGATATATTAGTTACTGGACTATTTGCAGCGCCATAATATGGGACATACGGTTGATTATATAAATCAAATTCAGTGTTACTAATTATTCTAGCATAATATGTATTATTGTTTAATTGAACTGATCCGCCCAATCCATCAAGTCTTACTATTTGGTTCTGTGTGAAATTATTATCAATTCCAGTAACAATTCTTACCGCAGTTAAACCGCCCATAAATGCTATGACTGTACTAGAAGAATTAGAAAGATTAATTATATCACCTTCTTGATTTTCGATACTAAAATGTATACCATCAATATTAATTTCTCTTACATAATATATTTGACCAAGTGTGCTAATTCCACCCAAGTCAGAAAGGAACACTGTACCGGTACCCACACCAGTTGTCGCTGCCGTAAATCTATCTCCAACTGCATAATCAACTCCCGAAGTTCCGGCAGCATCGTTCCATTGCAATTGTGTAGTGTTACCCAAAGAAACTATTTCATATTGATAGGTAACTATTAATGCAGAATTGATTGCAAAGACTGGTGCTTGAAAAACAATATCTTGACCTTCAACCATACCTGCAGTTGAGTCACATATTACATAATCAGTTGCACCTACTGTACCGGATACTCCAATTCTTAGTTGATTGCTGATGTTAGAATCAACGCCCACTATAGGTGACACGGTTAGGCCCTTAACAACACTGGTCATTGCTCCGCTAGCGGTAGTAACTTCGTACGGCACTCCACCAACTTGAGTAGAAATAACAAAGTCAGTAGAATTTAATATTTGTGTTATGTAATAAGTTTGTCCGGCAATTATTCCACCTATTACGTTTTCAAATACTATAGCACTATTGAGTACTAAGCTGCTAGTTGAACCTGATGCCAATGTCAAATAATTCAACGACTGACTGTATAACCCTACTGTATACGCTGTTCCAGTACCAAGTCCAGTTCCTATGTTAGCGCAAGTAAATGTGCTACCAACTGAATACGTTATCGCTGAGGTTCCAGCAATAGTATTCCATTGAGTATTTGTAGTAGTACCCAATGTTACTATAGTGTAACTTTGTCCAAGTATAAATGAACCAGCTGATTGGACAGTTGCATCAAATCCATCACCGGCTATAATAGCAGACCCTGTGCCTGTACCTGCTCCAGTTGCAGTAAATGTAACACCAACTGTATTAGATGATGCACCAATTGCTGTAAAATCTGTGTTTGCGCCAGGGGTTGGATATGCATTATCATTGAGTGATTGTATAGTATAGCGTTGTCCAACAACAAAACTTCCAGCAAGTATACCGTAATCAAAAGGTATTCCAGTTGCTGTAGTGTTGCTTACAGTAATACTAGCTATACTATTAATACCAGTAACGTTGTACTGTGAATTTAAATATTGACGGTCAGTTAAATTATATGATGTTACGCATATTAAGTCCCCGTTTGCCGGTGGAGTATTATTAAAAAGTAATGTGTTAGTTGAAGAATTAATAGTATAGGCTGATTTATTTTGTCTAATACCATTTACTTCTACTATAGCATTATTTGGGTTTGTTCCTCCCATATAATTTGTCAAATTGAATGAAGATGCACTGCCGTTACCGGTGAAAAATTGTGTCTGCGGCAATGTATAGCCATATTGAATAGGTATTGTTTGACCCATTAATGTATACGTTATATAGTCAACAGTAGCATCGTAATTTACCGGGAACATAATTGAGGCGTTAATACCATTGCTAGCCATTCCAATAGCATAATCATTTGTTATAAATATTGCGCCGCCAGTAGCATCAGTTAATGGAAATACAGTTCCTCCCGGAGTAGTTGAAATGGTAAATTCATTTGCATCGTATATAGTTTTTATATAATATGTTGTCTTTGGAGTTATGCCACCAAAAATAGTACTACTAAACACAATAGGAGTATTTGGAATCAATCCACTAGTGGTCACCGTTGTAATAGTATTAGTAATTGATTTTGTTTTTAAAACATTCTCAGAGGTTCCTAAAATCAATGCAGTCCCGTTATGGAATATACTAGGTTCTGTCCAAACTTGTGCAGTGCTAGTCTGAATAATAACACCCATACTTCCCGTAGCGGATGCTAACTCAAAGGTAGATCCAGCAGTTCCTGTTGTAGTATTATATGTCTCTGATATAGTAATTCTTGATGATACACTACTTATAGATTTTACATAATAAATTTGATCTTCTACTATGTTACCAAAAACTGCTCCGCTAAATCTGACAGGACTATTAAGTACAAAATCATTTACCTCTGTACATGTTATTGCATTAGAAACTGAGTTAGTTTCAATTGCATTAACTACGATTGGTTGTGTAGATGGACGTACAAGACCTGATCCTTGATAAATTTCAGCAGTAAAGTTTGCGTTAAGATAAATCTCACTAAAAGTAGTATTTGTATTATATCTTATTGGATCAGTTTCGGTGTTAGCTTTTACTAATTGATCTCCGTTGCCTACTTCATATACATCAATACGCAATTTATCTGAAATACCGTTAGGAACAAATGTTATTGAATTTTCTAATGTAACAGTCTTTGTTATCCAATTAATTGTATAATCAATGCCTTCATATAATGAGGTGCTCAATCCAGTTATATAACTAATCACAAAAATACCAAGTTGTGCCGGGGTAGTAACTGCGTCAGCAAAACTATATGTTTTTTGTGTTCCTGACGTAGGAGATATTTCCAATGAAACTACATTGTATCCAACATGTTGGTATATAGTTTCGTCCCAGTTAGTTCCGGGACGTGTGTTAGTTATCATTGTGATAGTGTCTGTTACAACACCCGGAATCATTTCTTCTGGTCCATAACCATCAGTAAATTCACTACCCTGAACACTGTAAACTGACGGTGCCGAAACAAAGGTAGACGATGCAGTCCATGTACTCACGTTTGAACTTCTCAACACTGTATTATTATAACCCACAACAACATATTCTGTGTTTGCGTTATTCCACACTATGCTTTGTAAGCTATAGCTAACTCCTGATGTTCTTGGAGTCCATGTGCCTCCGTCGGACCCAGCTGTTAATATAGTACCATTGTCTCCTACTACAACAAACAATCCACTAACATTATTCCAAATAATACTATTTAAATTCTGAACAGTTCCTGATGATTGTGCGAACCATGTAGTAGCATTAAAACTTGTGTAAATAATTCCATTATTGCCCACTGCAACAATAGTCTGTCCATTAGATGTTATAGCATTAAATGCAAACGTTGAACTACCGAACGGTATCTGAGTCCATGAGTAACCATCAGTGCTTGTAAATATTATACTTACATTTAAAAGTGCATTATTATTTCCTACAGTTTGACCTAGACCAACTGCAATAAATCCAGTAAATCCAGCAGTACTTACATAGGCTACCCCGTTGAATACATTGTTAGGTAGAGTGCTAGGGAAACTATATCTTTCAGTCCAAGTGTATAAATCAGTAGAAGATATAATATTATTACCTACTGCAACATATATTCCATTATAATACGCAACACTATTTAATGACAGTGAAGGGGCAAGAATAGATGATATGTCAAATGTTGTATCGTCCCAACCAACACTACTGTAAGGAGTATACAATCCATTAGTTATCCAATTGTATCCGTTATCACTTACTAATATAGGAGTTGCGCTATTGTTACTAGTAATTACATATCTTCCACCAGCAAATATAAAATCTGTCACACTAATAGGTTGATTTGCTAATTTAGCAATATCCCATGTCATGGCGTCAGCACTTATGTTAACTGAAGAATATGTACTTAAATCTGCTCCAGCCAAATAAACTGTGCCATTCCAAATTATTGTTTTTAAATTTATACCAGTTTGATAGAAAGGTTGATCAATTAGTATAGTATCCAACGGATATTCATCTGCCGGAGCAAATGCATTACCCAAGTATGTGCTATTTGGATATGTTATTCCAGTTACCAATTGAGTCAAATCTACACCCGGCATATTTACTGTAGGTTGATAATATCCTATTACCCTATCCAATGCGTTTAATTTACTGTTGCCAGAAGTTAATAATTCCCATTTACCTACAATGAAATCTTGATCATTATTACTAATAATACATTGATATACTTGGTTATTAAATTTAACTATACTACTACTAAAGAAGAATGGTTCTGGTAAGAAGGTGTAATCACCTGTTTTGGCCATAGTCATTGATCCTGTTGCATCGGCTAGTTGGAATGTGCTTCCACCAATTGTTTCAGTTACTGTTACTGTAGTAGATGTAGGTTTGCCATTAATATAATATGTACTACCCAATACAATATTTCCAAACACTGTCCCAGTGAACACCACTGGATCGTTGATATTAAATGAAGCAGAACTTCCTACAGTAATTCTATCAGTCGATGCAACTGATTGTGTTGCGGTTGTTAATGTTATTCCTACATACGGGAAGTTTTGTCCAGTTACTGCTGAGGTTAATGTAGGGTTTGAATATAACTCGATTTGATTTTCAGAATAAACTTTGGCATAATATTTTTGTTCGTTGCCTGCAGGGGTTCCTGTAACTATGCCCGTCAATACTCCGCCGGTTGAATTTATAGTTAATACTTGGTATGATAAATCATTTGTCGTAGTTGTTCCACCAATATCTGTGCCAAGGATAGTTATAATATTATTAACTGCATATCCACTACCTGTAATTACAGGAACTGTACTATAACCACCTAAAGTATAGCTTACATTGAATGTTGGAGTAGTGCCAACTGCTTGTGTCAACGCTACAGGTCCAATCTGTGTTGATAAACTATTACTTACAGTAATATAAGTTTCTCCTGTACCAGTCATTACACCATTATCGTTTGAAACAGTAACAGGAGAAACGCTATCAATTGCATCTGCAATTTTAAATCTGCCGGTGTTAGCTGGTGGACTGCCATCAATACTATAAACATAGTAAACTGTATTCAATGATACTCCCCCCAACGATACTCCACTGAAGTATATTGGCATGCCAACATACAAGATAGCAGTTGTGTTGGGGTTAGACGCAACAGGCAATGTTAACCAATTTCCTGTCCCACTAGTATTAGTTACTGTTATTGAAGTAACACCATTTGTTACAACAGTGTATGGACCACTTGATGTTGTTAATCCACCTATATTACTAGCGACATTAAAATTCATGTTATTATAGATATTAGTAATACCGCCGCTAGCTGCTGATAAACAAATTCTATTTACCGACGTTAATGTTGAAGTAATTTCTCTAGTTAATAAGTTAGAAACAGTTCCTGATACACCAACATATGGACCACCTGAACCATAGAATGTTAATTCTTGACCGTTGATTTGTCCTGGACTTACTGGTATTCCAACATTCAATGTCATTGATTTATCAGATACTGTTGATAATACAACAGTATCTGCTTGACTTGTGCAAGTACACGAACCAGTGGCAGTAGTCAATACAAACAAAGGACCATTGATTGATTGAGAAATAGAGAATGTTGCATTTCCTGAAAATAATTCTCTAATATAATATGTTGTTCCAGCAACTATATTACCAAAAGTTGTTCCAGTAAATATTATAGGTTCATTTACATATAAATCTAGCGTACTGTTACATGTTACTTTAGAACCAACTGAACTTGTAGCAGTAATATCAAGTATGGTTGGTGTATTAGTAGCTGACATTGTAAAATGTTCTAAGTCTATCACAGTAGTTACATAATACTGTTCATTTTCTATCACTTGTCCAAATACATCACCGGTAAAGAATACAGTAAGCCCTGAATAAAAATTGATCGTTCCACCTAATCCAGTGGGTGTCAACGGAACTGTAATAGCATTTATTCCCGCTGTAGTAGCAGTCGCAGTTCTAATGCCATCATAGTTGATAGTTAATAATGCATTATTAGTTACTTCGCCCACATATAAAGTTAATCCTGCTGCAGGGACTGTTGCAGTCGTTAATGTTAGTACTGATCCTGGAACTCCGGCGCCATCTACACTAGTAGAAATTGTAAATCCAGTGTTTTCTAGTTGACCGTAATACGGACTACCAACAGTAATATTTGGCAACTTAACTAATGATTTTATATAGTATGTTGTGTAATTTGTTATTGGACTTCCTGACTGTATTTCTCCCTCAAATTTAACTGGCATACCTACATAGAAACCTATAGTCGAGCCTAATAGTAAGTCAACCGATGAGCCGCCTTCACTTGGATTAATTCTTATTGCATTTGGATAAGATGTTGCAGGTCCATATGTTTGAACAGTATCTCTAGTGCGTGATGACCAAGATGAAGTTTGTAAATTTTCTACATCTAATATTTCAAATACTACACCGTGATTGCTTGCTAGTATTGATTTTACTGGTTCCGATGCATCTTCTTGTGTATTTGGCAATAATATAGATGAAGATGCAATGCGAGCAGAATCATTAAATGATCCAGCATAGAAAGAACCGTAGAAACTTCCGGGAACCCAATCATATACTTGAGAAGTATATGATGTTCTATCAAATCTTAATTTAATAGTATTTTCTCGTATTGGTATAGAACTTGTAATACAAGAAGCTATCGCACCTATACTAAAATATTGATTACCGGATCCAGTACTAGTCAACAAAACACGGTCGTGATCATTATTTAAATTAATATAACTTTCATAGAACGCAATTAATTTTGACGGAGTAGTTTCTAATACTCTAATATAGTATCTTTGTCCTGCATACAACCCACCAATTTTAGTTGAGCCGGCTGCTGGCTGATATATTGCAATGTCTCCTGTTTGTATGATTGCTGAAGTTACTTCAATTGCATCATTAATAATATCAACTGCTGTGCTATTTACAGTAATGGTAAATGCAGGATCAATGTTAATAGTTGGAAGAACAGCGTAACCTTCTCCGGGATTAATTACTTCCACTCCTATGACTTTATCTAGAGCCATTATTGGAGCAAGTTGCGCCGGTACTCTAGGCGCAGGGTATAAATTAGTATCAATATATGCAGTAACACGGGGAGGTTCTGCGTAATTTCTTCCTGAATTTAGTACTATTACCGCAGGCAAATCAATATAAATTTGTTCACTCGGTAAATGTATTTGTGTAATAGTATTGTTTCTACCTCTAGATAATCCAATTAATTGATTTGTTAATAAATTTACTCCGGCATATCCAATTAATTCTGTACCTATTAATATTGTACCTGTTACAGGGAACCCCGAAACATTTTCAACAAACAAATTACTTGAATTTAAAGAAACATATGATGTTAACAATGTAATAGGATAATCTTGCTCACCGGTAATAGTATTATTTGTACGATAACCAACACTCAATCCATAATTATTAAACCACTGATTGTATTGAGCAGTTTGCCAAATCGGATCACTTGGTAAATATTGATTTATATCACCAGGATTAGAATATACTAATTGAGGAGATATGAATTGTTGGTAAGTTGAGTTCCATTCAGATGGTAAATCAAAGTCAGTGATGTCTCCTTCAAAAACATCAGTCTTGGTATATTTAAATAAGAAATCTTTTATAACCACATGATATGGTTTAACTTCGTTGATATAACCTTCTAAAAATATTTGATTATCTGACCTAAATACTTCTAGTGGCAATAATTCTCGTATAGTGTGTGATACGTCTACTAATGAAGTTTTATTTAACCATGGTAAGTAGTTTTGATTTTCAGCAGTTTCACTTTGAATATAATCAAACAATAAAATCAAACTATTATTTCTAAAAATTAATAATTCATTGGTATAAATTTCTTCGTTTAAAGCACGAACAATATATCTTGTTTCTTCGCTAGGATATTCATCATACACATTGGTATCGTAAAAATTATCACCAAAGCCTAACTTAGCCGCTGAGTAATCCCATAAGTAGCTGCTAAATTCTATAGTACCATTTGCTAGTCCAATTCTAGTCCAAGTTGTATCACCATTGTATATGTATGTTTCAGTATTACCAGTACTGTTAGACAACACTGAAACAATTGTACCTGTTGCTACATTCAAAGTAGCTAAATCTGCATATATGGGAACTTGCAAGGTTGCTTTAGTATTGTCATTGTAGCCGGTCTCCCACCAGTTTATATAATTCCAATAATCTTTGGTATTGAAAAACACACCAGATGTTGACAAAAATGCTGCGCTTCTACTTTCTGTTATTGGAAATTGCGCCAATATAGTATTGGCATATTGTAAATAATTTTTCAATGCACCAAATCTATCATAGAAAAATCCTTGTCTTGGTCTTGACATAACCCCGGTCTGCACCAATTTTGGTAATAATGGATTTGGTACTACTGCTCCGCTAATATCAACACCGCACATGCTGTCTAGTAATTTGTTATATAAACTTGTTGGCGCATCAATGTAAGACGTATTTGCAGAATATGACTGACTATTTCTAGGTAGCCCGGGCAAGAAATCATCTGCATAGTTTGATCTAATCAAACTATATTGGTTGTGCATTGGATCGTCGTTGGTATTGCTAGTAGCATATCCTAAATGCAATCTTGTATCAAAAGCATTGACATAATTTGAACAGTTATATAATCCAAACACATTAGGTAAGAAAGGTGATAGATAACTAATTCCTGTTCCTTGGGGTTGAGCAATATATAATTCTAAGGTAGAATCAGCTAATGTTTTTCCTATTGTTTCAAAAACTATATTTGTATTTCTGACCCAGAAAAAGTATATTGGAACTACTAATCCTTCTGCGTTAACTGTACCTTGAATAGAGTAGGTGTCTATTAATAATGGTGTTCCGGGCCCGATATATTGTGCCGGGGGAACATTACTTGAAATCCAAGTATAAACCGCAATATTACTTCCGGGAAAAACTCTTCCCCAAAATCTGCTATTGTATAAAACATCATCATTTTGATGATAATTCATAAATCTAATACTTGAAGTGTCTAACCAAATTTGACCAACTTTATCTGCTCCCCAAACTAATCCACCTTGATTATTAGCTGAGTTATATCTAGCTGGATCAGCATTTGATATAACGTCAATATTTTCTTGAACAGCCCCTAACAATTTACCTTGCATTGGATCAAAATAATCTAAATTAATTAATGTTTCATTTGTTGAAGCACTATACAATTGAATTGGGCCTATTCCATTGACATCAACAATTGGAGATGAATATCTATATACCGTCCAGTCGGGAGTAGCACTTGAACTTGTGTAAGTTACTACTTGTCCAAACAGATCAATATTATCAGTAGTTGGATTAAAGTTTTGTGCACCAACAGTAACTGTGTTTTCATTGAAATCCAATGCGGTTCCATATAGAGGTTGACTGCCATAATCAATATTCAATGCATTTGTACTTTGTGCATATACAAATTTACCAAGATTAGATAGATTTTCATTATACGCAGCCAAGTAATCAAACATGTAAACTGCACCGGCATTATTAAAAGTATCTATCCACTGAGTGGCGTTATTATCAAACACAGTATCATTGTCTAATTCATCATCTGTAAAGTCAAATGTAGTTGCAGAGAACCTAATTCCGGTTGGAGCACTTGCAATAAAAGAACCCGAATCTGATTTATCAAATTTTATTTTTGTTCCAAATTGAGTTGTGCCGGTCAAATGCGGGCAATTAATAGTTTGTGTTTGAGCATAAATATCTATCCCCATTTCGGCAAATGTAGCTGACTCTACTGCGGTTAGAGACAACTTATTATTTGGGGTTCCTAGTGCATTATCTATCAATTGAATTAATAATTTACCGTTAAATTCACTTGCAGTAATATTAGTCACTCTTGTTTGATTTATTACCTGTACTGCTGCACTTGCGTTGCCGGCTGGCAACACAATAGCATAACCATTTAACATTATAGTTCTTGGTGTTGTAATGGAACAAACAGAAGTTCCTATTATGACACCATAACTTTCACCGCCGTTAGTATAACGATATACTGCACCCTCATGATTTTGAGAATCTAACTCAAACGGTGCACCAATTAAAATTTCGCTTGCAAATTTATTAGTATCAACACTTGTTCCAAATTGCACACCGGTTTTAGGAGTTTGCTCAGTATCTAATGTTTGTACAAGTACAAAATTCATACCACTAACATTAAGTATATCACCTGCATTTAATGTAGGAACTTGAGAACTATAAACATTTAAAGTTGATCCTATTATACTATAATAATTATCTGCTAAAGCAGTACCGTTGACTGTAACAAATAATGGATATGTTTGACCAACTGCGGTCATTGTGCCTGTACCGTTTGTTAATGTCAATGCAGTACCGTTTCTAGTTAAAGATACTGAAATAGTAGAACCTACTATTGATTTTACATAATAAACTGTGTTTGCTGCTAATCCACCATAGGGTGAACCTGTAAATACAACAGGGGTTCCAGTAGCACCAGAACTTAAACCGGCTACGCTACCCAATGTGATATAATTACTTGATATAGTATTTGCAGTTGTTGATAATAGAGCCGGAGATATAGTCCATGCTAAATTAAAGATTGAAGGTGAATATAATTGACTGGTATTCGTAGCAGTAAAATTTTGTACTAGACGAGAGAAAACATAAGAATATCCATAGTTAGCAAGAGTAGAGTAATCTTGCTTAGGTGTACCAATGACTACTGTATCTCCATAATAATCAGTAGAGATAGAATATCCAAAGTTATCGCCAGCAGATGTTAATCCTAATATATCACCGTCAAGTACGTTTACTTTTTCGTACAAACTAGTAACAACAGATTTTCTATAGACATAGACACTATTATTATTAATGTCAGATATATAAAGCCAATTTTTATCTCCTGATAATGAAGTTGAACTACCCCAGTTTGTTACTCCTGTACCATCTGTATAGGGTATTGTTTGAATCAATTCAAGGTCATTGACCAATGCAGTAGTTATTAATTGGTATACATAAACATTTTTAGCACCGGTGGGTTCAGAAATTATAAAAATATCATCAGTGTATGTTATGTTTGAACCAAATGATGAACCCTTAGTAATAGTTTGAATTATTGAATAAGAATTTATTTCACTATAGTAACGATATCTATAAACACTTCCAACACCACTATCTGCAATTAAATAACCCAGAGTTGATGTGTAGGCTACTGCGCTACCAAAACTTTGGCTAGTTTGAGAATTTGTTATTTCTTTATTATATTGATAGTTTATACTCTTACGATAAACTGCCCAGCTGCCGTCATTGTTTGTATCTACCCATACTTTTAATTTATTAAATTCATTATCTAATAATGGTAAATTAATAATTTCCGGTGCAGTTGCAACACGTTGAGTTTGCATTCTAAATCCAACACCCAATCCAGTAATATTTCTTATGCCAGGATCTAATGACAGGTTTATAATAACATTAAATGGATCTACAACCGCTGCAATACTATAATAATTATCAATTGAAGCATTAAAATTAACTATTGCAAAGACTTGATACTTAACTAAGTTATGTGCTTGGCTAAATGTTATAGTAACAGTGTTGTTTAAATTATTTTTAGCATTAACAATTGATCCCAAACTAGCAGGAGTAAACACTTGCCAAGTTGAAAGATAATTTGCTAACCAAACATAATCACGTACATAAAATTGATTTATTGGAATTACGGTACCTGATGCATTTACTGCATTTGCCAAACCTGAATAAAAATAGCTTGCCATTTTAACATCGTTAAAATTAACATAACCGGCAGTTGGTAATAAAGTAGAAGGAGTATCCAGAGCAATAGTAGGTAGTATGTTTGGACTGTTTATTGGTCTACCGTAATTTGTTATAGAGTATAAAGGCACTTCTTGTTGAACTCCGTCGGTATATACCCCATTAGTTAACCCCACAATAGAAGGATTTCCAGTCAATACACTTTCTTGTAATGGAATTTCAACAAAGTTACTATTTAAAACTCCACCAAACTCTCCGGATTTTATTGCCCAATTTTCATACAGGTCATAGTTAATTCCACCTTGTGCTAGTGTGGCTCCTCTAAAAGCACTGGCTGCATTTTTTGTACCTTTTTCTTTAATTAAATTTTGATAAACATTAACTTGTGTAACATCTGTTAAATCAGCACTAGTCATGTAGTCTCTAGGACGATAACCAATTAATGAAAAACTTAATAAATCACCATCTTTTTCTAGATTAGCATTGTTTGTATCATAATACAATGTGCTTTCATATGAACGTGTTTGGCTATTAGGTAACAATCCTTTTTGTATTTCATTATAAGAAGTTTGTTTCCACTCACGTTCGTCAAAAATTTCTTTAGGTTGAACTATAGTTATTGCTATCCAATATTTATTTTTATATTTTATAACTGAACCTGTAGTATACTTTATATTTTTATCCCAGGCTTTAATATTATCTTGATTTAAAATAAATCCATATGCATCTACCGTACCGTTCCAATCAGCAGTTTTAGTTCCACGTACATAAATTCTATTTTGACGTAAGCCAGTAATTAAATTATAAATTACATCATTGAACAATGTAACATTATTAAAAACAATTCCATGTTCTATATTGCTAATATTAAATTGTCCGTAACTTATTGAATCTCCTACATTTAATGGTGCTGCTGTAAACAAGGTATTGTCACGTACTACTGCTAGATCATTAGATTGAATAGGATATAAATTTTGATTCAATACAAAATTTAATTGTCTCAATGTTAATGGTTGTACAATGTAACTATCTTTATCTATTGCTAATAAATTAGCGCATGGATTTGTTGTTGTAATACTACCTATCTCCCAGCCGGTCTGAGCCCAATATAAAAATTCACCAACCATTTGTGTCCATGTCACTGGTATTCCGTTTTCAACTTCATCAAACTTCATACCCTGTGTTTTTAAATAATTACCGTAACTAGTTAAGAAAATTGCAACTTCTTGTATATTATAAAATTCAAATCCGTATGGAATTAATTGAACATTATTAGTAAAAGTAATTGGCAATGATACAGAGTCACCTTCAACTGTTATACGTTCAACTTTACCATCATTTGCCGGAACTGATACTTTAAAGTATGCATTTGTTTGTGAATTTCCAAATACTTTAAAACCATATTCTGATATTTGAATTACTACGCCGCTATATACAATTTTATCAAACGGTTGATTTTCATAAAGTAATACATCATAACTTTCATCTGGTATCAACAATGAACTATTATTACTATTAGCTGAACTTTTTTCTACAAAGAATTTCAACAATGCTTGATCACTAAATCCTGCCAAACGATAAACCAAACGAACATCAACATTATTCAACAATGTTGTTATATTGGTAGTTGCATCAATACCAACTTGTTTTTCATAGTCTACTATCCAATTAATATAACTGGTTGCCGCAGTTCCATTTCCATATATTGGAATATTAGACAACGCCAAATGACTCCTATTGTTTACCAGGTATTGATTAAATTCAATATTATATTTGTAATTGTCAACGTCAACACCCAAATTAAAGAAATCTGTAGGTTTAGTTACTGCTAATATACGCATCAAATCAAAAGGCCACGTGCTACTTCTGCGATAGCTAAACTCAGCGGGACCCACATCGCCAACTATCCAATCACGCTTAAATAAGTTATCATCGTAATTTCCTACAATAGAAACAAAAGGTGAAACTAAATTGCCGTAACTATCAACCGGAATTACTTCCAACAAGTTAGGACGAGCATAACTAGGTTTTATGAATGAGTTGCCGTTATTCCAAACTAAACCCTCAGCTAAATCATCCCATAATATCAAGTTATCACTTGTATACGGTGCAGGACCGTATCTAGTTTCCCACCATGCTGGTTTATTTGCTAACCCTAGCATTTCCCATGGGGTTTGATCTGGCGTAGAGGTATCATAAAAATATAAATACAATCCTCTAAAATATCCTTGATCCAGCGGTTGTTGATTTATTCTATTACCAGACTGTCTATAATTATAAGTATATTGATTTGCAACATTATACAATTGAGTTTTATAATCAATACGATTTTTACCAATCCAATTTAAAAATGTTTCACTATAAATTTGCAAAAACTCATCATATGAATAATCTGTTTGTCTAAAGAAGCCTGGTATCACAACACCTTGATAAGAGCCAGCTGGTACAGTTTCAGATAATTTTAAATTATTATAAACACGAGTTTCATACTCTAATAACACTTGATCTCTAAAATCAGTTAAACTGCCTGTAGTAGAATCATAACTTCCGTATAACTTATTAAATGACCCATCGTGTCCTACAATAAAATAAGTAGGATTAGAATATGCGGTATCTAAGGTAACATTAGGAATTGTTGCAGGATACAATCCCAACTTAGTTGGAGTATTTGGCACAAAGTTACCATATGTTTGATTATACTCATTAATTGTTATAGTATCATTTGCCAATAAATCAACAGTAATAGTCAGTGAAGGGCTGTCAGTACTTATAGTATAATCAACTCCCTTAACTAGTTGTGTTTGTTCACCATTTCTTATTAAATATACCAAAATACCATTATAATTTGCAGTTGCAAAATTATAAATTTTACTTAAAGGATAAATGCTAATATCTAATGAATTCGCAAAACTATATGTATTAGTTATATATGGTGATTTTGACGGTAACATATCACTCCAAAAGAAAGATTCACTTTCTGTTTTGGAAGCGTTCATTATATCTAATGCACCATCTAACATCTCGGCAGGAGTATTTATAGTAGAATACGCAGTGTCATTTACTGTGTTTATTAATAATGCTTTAAAGTTAATATACTGATAACTGTTAAACATCAATGCATCAAATAAATTATGACTGGGTTTACGTAAAAATACGCCCGGCAATACTAATGATGCACTATTTTGAATAATTCTATTGCCCCATGGCACTAAGTTACCTAAGTCACGATAGTTGTTTGATCCAAATACTTCGCCGGTTGTATTTGGATTGTTGTAAAAAATACTTTGATATTGACCACGAATATCACCTATATTAGCAGTAGTAATACTTTGATTCAATGGATTATTATTTAAATTAATTGGAGTTTGATAGTACGCAGTTTTACTTACTTGGTTGCTTAATATTAAAATTTGTACGACAGTTTCAACTGCACCTAAATTTGGAACATAAACTTCAGTAGTAGTGTCAGTTGAAGCATTTGTAATTATCCAACCTTTCATTTGTCCTACACTTGTCCACAATAACCCACCTTTAACCCAAAGACTGCCGGATAAATTATCAAGCACCGCGTCGCCGGTTATTGCGTCGGGGAAAAGTGAATTCAATATGGTTTGGGGGTCTATTCCTACTGAGACAACATTTCCAATTATTTGAGAAGCACCCTTTTGTTTAGATACATAATTATTATTAATGTATACCTGAATTGGTGGCCAGTTTGTGTTAGTTATTGCTGCAATGTCACAAGCAAAGGTGTTGTTTACAGTTACTAACGGGTTATAATCAAACTCAAAAATTTGATATTGAACACTTGGGGATACAGCAGTTTGCCATCCCAATTGTTTGACAACAGATAAACTAGTGTCTGTATATGCAGTATAATTATATACATATCCAGTATTTACATTTTGTGTTATGGGTTTTGTTCCGGTAACATAGTTAAAAGTTTGACTATTCAATGTAACATCAAAGCTAATGTCACCCACGTTATCAACAGAACTATATCTTAAAGGAAAGCCTAGGATTGAATCGTTTGATCCACTACCTATTCCATAAGAAAATAATTTAGATCCTACAAAAGACGTACCTATATAATATTCTTTATTACCAAAACTTATACCATTACTATCAAATATATCAAAAAGAGGTGGTTGATTTACATTAGTTTTCTGCTGTCCCTTATACCAATTAAGTCCGTCAAAGTAAAAATCACTACCTTTGTTATTATATCCTCTATATACTGCCGTTTGCTCATCTAATAATACAGTACCATCTGCTGCTTCAGTAAGTGTAATTACTGGAGTAGTTGATCCAGAGATAGTAGAAAAATGTGAAATATATATTTTATTTCTTACTTCTAAATTTGTGTCGGCTGCAAAAACTATTCTTGATCCATCAAAAAGTGCATAATTGTCTAAAGGCGTGTCGGCAGTAACAACTGATGCAACAGATGTACCGTATACGATAGATTGGTTATCCCAAGATACCGTGATTATTGTATTAGAACTTACCACAGACACATCAGTAACAAAAGTAATTGAAGGTAGTAAGTTAGTAGAATCTGTAATATATTGACCAACACTAAACAAACCAAATACATCTGTACTAGGTACTGTAATAGAAGTACTATATGGATACACTGCTGCTGTCATTGATCCCGATGCAGTGGTCAATACAACCGGAGTTCCTTGTTTTGTTTTTGATATTATTACATTATTTCCTAATATATCTAAAATATAATATACATTATTTTTGTTTGTAGGGTCAGTGCTTATTCCACCAAACGCACTTCCAGTAAATGTTATAGTATCGTTAACGTGTATACCAGTAGTATTAGATAATGTTACTTGATTTAATAAAGCCACCGTTACTGTTGCTGTTTTTGTAAGAGATCCGGTAACTGGAGCAATAGTAGCAACTGAATTTGTATAACCTGCCGTATCAGGGTAATAATTAGGTTGACCTGCTACATAGCTAAATGCGTCAGTAGTTCTAGTATCCATAAAATCAATCGGGGATTTTCCGTATACACCAGAATCAAATAAACGTAAGTTTGGATAAAACTCAATAATTGGACGCTTTGCTTTACTATTTAATGTTGCTAATTGAGTGATCAATGCGGGTGTATTATTATATTCCGCGGTAGCCCTAATAACATCAATATGAAACCATCTGTTACTTCTTGACCAAGCATTTTTATTAATTGCATTTCTAGCAATAGTAATATAATCCGGTGTAATGGGGATATTTAAACTAATGTCATAATTACCAACATCGTATGGAGTGGTATCAAAAGGAATATATGTTCCCTCAGAAAACAATCCCGGTGTCACCAAAGTTGTTACTGGTATTAATTCAATAGAATCTCCTACACCCTCTACATAGTATTCTACGTTGTTATAACTTTCGGGGTAAATATCACCTTGAAATAATACTTTCAATCCATTAGTAAACACTACACCGTTAGGAGAAGTATAACTACTTTTACCTAATATCTGAGTTACTACATTTATAGTGTTAGTAATATTACTATTAATTAATCTTATTGCACCAACTTTATTTGGATTAGTTCCATCTTGATAATATAACGTATCTAATATTGCACTGTTGTAGGGAACAAGTGAAATATAACCCGCCGTATTTCTATAGAATTTAAGGTTAGCATAAGAGTCACCAAAATTTGGTGTTATCGTTAAATTAGTAGGAACAGTGCCTGCTGGTGTAAGTTGAATTTGAGGATTATCTTGATCACCCAATAATGTTATAGTATAAAAATTAGCATTTACTGTTGTATAATATCCACCTTCATAATTATAATTAAAGATTGATGTTCCGGGATAATCTGTTGTATTATCATATGGTACTCCGCCGCCCGGGCTAACTGAACCGCTTGTCTCTTGATCATATAATGTTTGATCATAAAATTTTTCAACATATCCTATTTCATCAAGTATTCCAGTATTGTAGAACAGTACTGTTAACCCATCCAATGCAGTAATCCCGTCTACTCCACCTATGTCATTTACAAATGCTCCGTTTAATTCATCAAAGGGTATGCTAGATATTACATCAACACCGGGTCCAGTTGGAAAATTATATTCATCTAGCGCATTTTTTTCAGGTACAGTAAATGTTATTGTCCCTATTGAAGCGCCATTGTTAGTAACACCATATACATTTCGTGTTTGTACATTTGGTTGAGTTGGGCTATAACCGGTGACACTCGGCTGACCTTGTATCCAAAATTCAGTATCTTGATTTACTGTAAATGTGTACGTACCACCTCTTAGTAAGGTTAATGATGGGTTAGCAGTAGGTGTAGTTAAAGTTTCAGATGAAATTAAATATTCAGTTGGTGTACTAATAACAACATAATCTGAAGAATTATAAACTATATCACTTGTAACAACTACACGTTCAGGACCAACAGGTAACCAATAGTACTGATTAAAATTAATTATTTTATCTAAATTAGTAAAAGAATCCCATGAATAAAATTCACTGTTAAATAATCGATTGTTATTATTAGTTACTCCACCCTGTATCGTTAATGAATCAACAATTCCAGGGTAACTAATAAAATCATTAGCAGTAGATGTATCTTCTTTTAAAAATACAACTCCCGGATCTAATTGATAATCGGTTCTAACTTTAGTTGGTTCAGTAACATAATAATCATTGGCGTTTATTCCATATCCAAACGTACTTCCAATATACCCTTCTATTTTTTTGGTATTTGGTTGTGCAGTTAATTGATCCAGCGTTGCCTGAAGAAACTGACTATTGGTAGGTGTTTTGAATATTTCAGGAAGAAAATCTAATGTTCTAATTCTTGTTGCCATTTTTATAAATCTCTATTATTTACTTATGCTATTTGTAATTCCGCCGGAGTAAGTGCAGCAATTACTACTACATCATTAGATGTGGCTGCATTAGCAAAAATTTCATATGGGGCACTTTTAATTTCATATAAATCACCAAAATTTAAATTAGGGTCGTTAGGGACCAATACACAAGAACTTACAAAATCACCAATTTGATTATGTATGTAAGCACTCAATTCACTAAAGTAGAAAGTGTCTCCAAAATTCCAATTATTAATATTAAAATAATCATTCATTGTTGTAAGAACCGCACTACGTATTTCACTATCACTTGCATTGGTTGTAGAATTTTTAATAACTTTAATTGTTCCTCTTAGTGCCGCCGGCGCCTTAGACCCAAACAAAGGTAAAAACACAACACTGTTTAACACTACACTATCACTTAACATTTTATAATCTTGAATTTTACTATATTCAGTTGTCAATTCATTAATAGTTGGTTTAGATGGCATTGGCACAGTTCCGGTCGTATCTTGAATCCAATTTTGATATTGAGTATAATATGATTGTGTAACAACGTATAAATCAATTATGTTAGTTGTTGCTGGATCAATGCGTGTAGTATTATTACTATTGTGACGATATTGAAATTGCAAACCTTGACGACCTGGTAAAACACTATATTGTGGTTGTATTGCCAATTCAAAATAAGGTGTTATTATTAGTGGATCTTGAACAGTTATATAAAATAAATTAGCTGAATATGCATAAAACAATTGTCCTACTGGATATTGATATTTGATAATATCAATTTGAGATAATGTAGCGTATTGATATACTACATCAGTAGTGGGAATTAATTGTTTACGTGTTAAATTTATAGCATCTTGCACTTCTTCAAAAAATGCATATATTCCTATATTGGTATTACCGGTAATATACCCAGTAACTTCATTAAAGAAATCAGGATTTTCTATTATTGTTCTATTGTTAGCATCAATACTAGCAACTTCAACTTCAAAATCATCTACGTACCCATCTGATTGTACGGTTTGTCCAATAATGCTAGCATTAATTGAATGCGCTAACGGATAGTTTGATCCTGGTTGTGTATTAGTTGCTAATACATTTACAAAATCTTGTAATATTTTTCCAGTAAATGGATCATAAACTAATTTATCTTGTTCATACGTAAATCTAGTATCTGCTACACTACCAAAATAATATTTAAGAGAACGATATGTTACAGTATACCTATTGTAACCCACACTTTGAAAATTAACAAAATAATTTGTTGCATTAAATGTATCAACACTCCAGCGAATTTGTGCCACAGTCAACGAATTATTAAACACTAATGAAAAATTTTGTTGTAGTTGTAGTTTTATTATAGCTTCTTGTATGACCGTAGTTGGTAAGGTGTTACTAAAAGCCGGCAATACTACTGTGAGTATAGCACCCTGTGGTATATAAGCATTTAAAGTTATAGGTCCTGTTCCATTTGTAAATTGACCAACCCCGTTGTTGTAGCCATCACCTATTACATTTAATACAGTTGTCCACAAATATGTTACGTCAGCCGGACTAGCTACACCACTTACTAATCTATTATTATTGTCAAAATAAAATCCATCCGGTGCTACAAATTTTAATAGTGCTCCTTGTGTAATATACTTTGCATTATAGGTTGAATATGTTCCTACTGGTATGGGAGTATCGGCACCATTAGTAATATTATAAAAGTAACCAGTCATGCTATTTGCATCTACAGTACTAGTATTCCAGTATACTATTCCGTCACCTGAACTTGAGTTAATATTATATCGTGTATAATTTTGAGCATAGTATTGTAGTGATTGGTTGTTTGCTAATATATTTGCTAAGGTACCGGTTAAAAATGTTATGATGTCGCTAGTATTAGCAATGTTTAAATTTGCATAACCTTCTGCATTATTTAACCAAATGCCTCCGTCATTTGCAAAACTATTTGTACTACTATATTTTCCAGTTGGATCTAGTAAATCTAAATTTTTACTTATACCTACACTACTACGATTAATAGCTTTACTTTTAATAATAGAACTATACAAGGTATATGGGAAGTTATTATAATCTTCACCATTGACCATACGATTTTGAGTATAGTAACGACTTGGAGCACGTTGTTTAATTTGAGCAAGACTTTCACGTACTTGTGCATTTGACACTGGCACTTGTAGTGATAATCCAATTGTTAAAGTTTCTTGTCTTCCTACTCTACTTACATAACTAATTGAAATACTAATACCTTGCATATTAGTAGGTTGTATTGTATATGTTAATGCATTTCCCGCACGAACATACGCTCTAAAGTTACCAACTGGTATCTGACTAAATACTCCGTCACCAAATACATAACTTACTTGATCATTGAATCTACTATTGACTGAAAATATTTGTCTTAGACTGTTTTCAGTTTGCAAATATGCGTTTGCATAAACATTTTCTACTTGTTCCCATAATCCAAAAGATCCGTTAACCTGACTTATTTGATACAACCAAGTATCAGTGTTATTAATACCTTGTATATCAACATTAATTACTTGATTAGAAATTTGATTTTGTAAAACAAAATCAAAGTTTTGTAAAGTACCTTGTTTAAAGTAAAAGAAGAATCCTGTATTTGGACTACCATATCCCAATTTGTCATTACGATATAACATATTAAATTGATTAGTTGGTGCAGGTGGCAATTCATAAACATAGTTTTCACCAACTGTGCTTACACTACACAATTCAAAATTCATATTCAATCCATTAACATTAGAGTTAAATGGTATTACAGGTACTGTACCAGCTGGTATTTGTAACGCATACTCATCTGTAGTAACACCTAAAATCTGTGCGGTATTTCCAGAAACCCCAACTCTTTGTGTATTGATTAATGCAGCGTTAATAATCGTGTTAAACTGTTCTAACCAATATGGATTTGCAGGATCATTCCATAATACAGTAAGATTGCTCAAATTAAATCCATTGATGTCAGTGATATTTTGTGTAGTCCGTATGCTTGTTACTTTAAGATAACCCTGACCTGTTAAATTTCTTTTTGGTGTGTAACTTACTAGGTTAGCCAATTTAATAACACTATCTCTACGTTCAGCGGTATCAATGAAATTTTCGCGGGTATTTAAGTCGTTGCGGAAGGCAAGACCTTGCCCCATAAAAGCCATAACATCCATTAATGCTATAAATTCAGAACTTTCAATGTAGTCGTTAAATGTTTCTGGATAATAAATGCGTAAGTAATCTATGAAACTTTTACGTAGTGTTTCATAGTCATAACTTCTGAAGTCGGCTTGGTTAAATGTCTGGTATATTGCTTTCCAGTCATTTACTCCAAATAATGCTGATTGTCGTGAACTTGTAGCCATAGTTATTCTCTTTCAAGTATTTATCATACCTGTAAATATGGTTTTTTAGTTAGTTTATTGTAATACCGCAGTATTTGTTGAGTTATTGAAAAATACACTCAATGCAAATGCGTTATTGAACGGGGCTATGGCCATTTCTACTTCCAACAAGATTCCGTTTTCTTGTGGATAGGCTCTTACGGTATTAAGTATCAATCTAGGATCTAGACTAGCTACTCGTCTTATTTCATTTTCTAATTGAAATTGAACGTCGGCAGTGTTGGGTTCAAAAACAAAACTCCATAGTGTTGTGCCATATCCCGGTTGTCCTACTTTTTGTCCCTGTTGAATATTTAGTGAATTAATAAAATCTTGAACGACTAACGGGGTGTCAACTAGTTGAAATTTATTTCCAATCGAGACGGGTTGAACCATAGAGCCTGCACCGCCGTCTTTTCCTCTAGGAAGATTGGTTGATCTAGGATCATTTGCGTGAATTGTACTGAATCCAATATATGTTGCCATACTATATTTATCAAGAGTTTATAAGTTCAGTTCTCAATGCATCTTTGGCGTCCCAAGCAGCACTATATTCTTGATATGCGGCACTTATTGCCGGATCACCTTCTGGTAAAGTATCACGTAGATTTTTCCATATTTTCTTTTTTTCTTCAGACTTAGCTTGGCCAGCGTTAAGAGCAGCAATAAGTTTTCTTGTTTTTTCTAGTTTGGTTTCAGATTCAGCAAGATATTTTTTTGCTGCTGCTAACTGTTCTTCTTGACTAGAAAAATTTGGGGCCGGTACTCTTGAATCACCCAGTGCTGTACTAATTGAAGCAGATATTTCACTTCTATCTAATGTTCCTTGACCTACTATTGGCATTTTTATTGGGAAAGGACTTGATGAATTTAATGAATTTAAACTTGCGGACAATTGCGCGGATGCTGCCGGCGACAATCCTGCACTTGCCAACGCAGCTAGTCCCAATTTTCCTCCATCAATTTTACCTGTCAGTGATCCTAATGCTCCGGCGGCGGCGCTAGCTAGTCCACCTAATCCACCTGCTGCTCCGGTCAATTTACCCAATGCGCCACCTGCTGCACCAGCTAATCCACCCAATGCGCCACCTGCTGCACCAGCTAATCCACCCAATGCGCCACCTGCTGCTCCTGCTAATCCACCCAATGCGCCACCTGCTGCACCAGCTAATCCACCCAATGCGCCACCTGCTGCACCAGCTAAACTACTTCCTATACTAGAAGGAACGCTTATACCGTTTTGAACTGAAGAAGATATACTACCAACTGCTGATTTTAATCCAGAAAGACCGGGAACTGCACCAGATGTTACACCGGCTACTGCTGCAAATCCCCCTGGCAGACTACTGATTCCACTAGCTAATGATGAAGCAGATGCCACTGATGATAATGCTCCACCTGCTGCACCAGCTAATCCTCCTAATGCACCACCTGCTGCGCTAGATAATGCTCCACCTGCTGCAACAGCTAACCCTCCTAATGCACCACCTGCTGCACCAGCTAACCCTCCTAATGCACCACCTGCTGCACCAGCTAACCCTCCTAATGCACCACCTGCTGCACCAGCTAAACCTGGAACTGCACTACCTATCGCCCCAGCAGCCCCGGATATTGCTGCGCCGGCTGATCCTGCCAAACCGGCTGCTGATTTTGCTGCATCTGCGGCTGCACCGGTTCCCTGTGATGCAGCTTCTGCTAAATTTTTCTCAGCAATTGCTGTTAGATTTTGAGGTACACCTGCTGCCAAAGGTTTGAATGAGGCTGTTATAGCAGAGAACGCTGAACCGGCTATACCTTTTGCCGCATCTAATGCTCCGGCGGCTGATAGTTTGGGTACTTCTCCGGCCAATTTACCCAATGCTCCGCCTGCTGCTCCTGTTAATCCACCTAAGGCACCACCTGCTGCTCCTGTTAATCCACCTAAGGCACCACCTGCTGCTCCTGTTAATCCACCTAATGCTCCGCCTGCTGCTCCTGTTAATCCACCTAAGGCACCACCTGCTGCTCCTGTTAATCCACCTAATGCTCCGCCTGCTGCTCCTGTTAATCCACCTAATGCTCCGCCTGCTGCACCAGCTAATCCACCCAATGCGCCACCTGCTGCTCCAGTCAAAGAAGAAACAGGATTTACTGCACTCAATGATGAAGCAATTGAGCCTAATCCTCCAGTAACATTTGTTGCCATATTTGAGGCAAAATTTCCTGCATTAATAGCACTAGCAACTGCGTTGCCTGAAATTGAATTTGTAAGAGTAATTGGAGATGATAATAAGTTATCTGCCATATTATCCCCCTAACGTGTTTGCTGAATTTTTTATAAAAGCAGTTGTATCTTTTAACCCTACTGTGGCTGCTGCATTAACTAAACCTGCAATTGCCCCGGCTGATTCATTACCTGTTATTAATCCTGCATTTGTTAAGCCTGTCTGTGCCTTTTGAAAATTATCAACTTGAGCACCAATTTGAGCACCGGTATTTTGTATAAATGAACTTAAGTTTTCTGCTCCGGGTGCACCTTTGAATAAATTATCAGTTAATGCTGATTGCACACTTGCACCACCTTGTACTAATCCTGTAACCAATGATGCTGCTCCAGGTTTTAATACACTACTCATTTGATCTGGTGATAGTGCGAGTGAGCCTACTGCTGCATTAAGTTGACCAGTAAGACCTGATACGACCCCACTTCCGCCGTTTACAACACTGGCAGCTGAAGCTGCTGCACCAACTGCGGCACTACTTACTAATGCTGAAGCTACTCCTGGGTTAATTGCATCACTTAATTTGTTGCTACCGGGGACAGTAGACGATACTGCTGGACTAGTTTGTGTAGCAGGAGCAGTACTACTTGCACTATTGGTTGAATCAACAGCGGGCGAAGGAGCAGCAGGTAGTGCTGCACTAGCACTGGTAGATACTTTTACATCAACTCCCTGCCCTGAACTAGCCCATGGTGCGTGTGCAGGTGCTCGACTAACGATTGACAAAAGAAGACCCGGTGCTGCTGCAAATCCTTTCTTTGCATCTCCCAATGTGTCAGTATGTGCGGTCTGTGGTATCAAAGGAACTTCAGCAGGTGTTACAGAGGTGGCGCCGGTATTTAAATAAATCTTACTGCCGTTGATATACATATCATTTGCACTAGCATAAGAACCCTCTCCTCCCGCTGCCATACTCATTGCTCCATTCACTTTAATAGTATATTTTCCCAAAGTATAACCACTATAATTTCCACCTACTCTATATTTAAAATCAGTAGCTGCATTAATGTTTATGTTATTTGCAGCAATGTTTAAATCTTTTTTAGCATTGATATTGATATTATTATCTGCATGTAAATTTAAATCTCCCTGTGTTCTAATATTAACACTATTGGTAGAGTACATGTCAATTGTACCTTCTTTTCCTAACTCAATATAACTTTGACCATTGCTATGAATGATGAATAAAGTTTGTCCATTATCACTCATTAATATTTGATGACCCAATGAAGTTCTAAGGCGTATCATTTGGTCGTTTCCTGTCACGTCGCCGTCGTCCATAACTAGTGTATGTCCGCCGCGTCTACCAATTATTTTTAAAGATTCTGGAGAAGATTTTAAATTATCTAATATAGTACTATCTGTGTACCCACCTTGAAATATAGGTCTACCCGGTGTACTTACTCCCCATCCAACTCTTGATGGAGTTTCTCTTAATGCACTTGATGACACTGGCCCTCTTATTGGATCTCTAAGTAATCCCTGTTGTTGATATATTGCAGCCGAATAACTATGTACAGGTTTTGCAGCACTCAAATAATTTAAGTTAGAAGCTGCGTTTGGATTATTGGTGTTTAAGTTAGATACAGGTAATTTTCCTGAGCCACCATATCCCCCTGCTTCTCCAGAATTTAATGTTACATTATCTGAAGTTCCTATAGCCGGCACCATTTGCAATAGCGGCGGAGTTAATACTCCACCAATATAGTATCCATAGTTAACATCACCATTAATAAAAATACAAACTACCGTGCTACCTATGTCCGGCGCGCTATACCACATACCATATGAACTTGGGTTACTAGTGAAACTTCCATACTCGGTATTTTTGCTTCCACCTGACGCAGGGGTGTTGCCCATAAAAGGACTTAAGTAACTTACTGTTATCCAACTACTTTTTGCATTAGGATCTGGTGCACCAAAGTCTGAAATGTAAACATCTATTCTGCCTGCTCGTGTAGCATCAATATTATTTTTTACTACACCAAGTACTGGCACAGAACGTATGACCCCGCCACCTGCGTCAGGTTTTGTTGACTTTGCTTGTCCTTTTGCTTTAAAATCATCTGTTGCCATATATTATTTACCTAAAGTATTATCCTCTACCAAAAATAGTAGGTGATGTAGCTGTTGTGGGAGTTCCTGCTTCACCGTCTGCAACTGGTCCAGATTTAGTAAGTATTGTTATACTTTGATTTTGCTGCATTCTTTGCATTGGATCCATTACATTGTTGATACTTCCTACGGAGTTAAGTGATGCCAATTGTGCTCTTTGTGCCGGATCTAAAAAAGTTGATGCACTAGGTAGTCCTGCGGCGCTTGCAGAAAACCCAGTACCAGATGCGGATCCCACAGCATTTGCAGTTGGTGCTACGCCTGTTGTACCACTACGATCCGCTGAACCAGTAGCAGTAGGTGTTCCTTGTCGTGCAAATCTATTATCACTACCATCTTCTGTAGATTTTTTTCCAGGGTCGCCAAATGTGTTTAAAGAACAATTTAAATCTTGTTCAAATTTACCTTTACTAAAAGTGCTTACTACTGTTTTTACCATTAGACTAACTCCGCCGCCCCGACTATCAATGCCCTTTTGTATAGAATCTGGATAATTAAAAAATTTGATTGAGTCATTAATATTCATTGTACCTTTTTGATTATTATAATCTTTTGGTTCTTTAAAATTAATCTCAATAAAAACCATACCGCCATTTGGATTAACTGTATATCCATCAGTTCCATAATATCTGTTATATAAAGAATTTATGCTACTAGGGGTAGGTTGCATTAAAAAATCAGGATCACCTAAAATTTTAATTTTAACATTTCCAAAATCTTTTGTAGAGAACAAACTATTCATATACATATTTTGTGCTTCCATACCTTCATTTATTCTACCCTGATCAGGTTGTCCCTGTGGTTGTCCAACAGACATTGGTATATCAGCAGCACCCCCTTGTGCAACATCATTAACACCAAATCCATTTAGTGTCACATTATAAAATGTGTAATCCAAATTTTGTTCGTAACTTATTACCTCTGAGTTTTTTCCAGTATACCAATAGTTATATCTTTTGTGTGGCCCATAATATGGACTAAGATTTGAAGCGGAAGCCGCAACTACGACAGGAGTTAAATATTCTTGGATAATATAATTAATTTTATATGAAAAATCACCTTGATTTGGGTCCCATCCCAAATTTGTTACTTCGGCAGTTATTGAAAACCAATTAAGTCTACGTGGTTTTTCGGTGGGTTGCTGTACACTAGATTTTTTATCTTCATCAGGAGTTAAACTAGTTTGATCAATTGCAGCTAATGCATCTTCCATATATTGACTTTGTTTTATAATATCTGAAATAGCTTGAATTATAGGTGTGCCTTGTGCTATTTTTATGGTTCTTAATGTAGTATCCGGATTACCATTAGCTAATGCAATAGCTATGGTAGATTCTGAAGTTTTTGTTGCAGTAGAGGTAGGCATTTTTCTAAAATCTATATCAGCATTACTAATTAAAGAAGCATCTTTTATATAATCAGAATCAGGCCCAATAAATGTTACAGTATATTCTCTGGGGATCGTAACCCCACCTTTACCTACTAATTGTTGTTGATCATAATTTAATTTTGATAATAACCCAACCATTGCGCCTGCACCTGTTGCAGGGGCAGTATTAGGATTTTCATTAGGTTTAAGTCCTGCACCTGCTCCACCCATTAATGCATTATATACATTATTTGCTACTATTGGGGTATCATACCATACTGTAGAAAACTTTGATCCAAATCCAACTACTTCTCCGGCACTTTTAGCAAGAATATTATAAACAGTTGGTTTACCTGTTATTTTAAATTTCAAATCTCTGATCAGTATATCATAATATCTTTCGTATAATCCAAACGCATTTCCTTCTGGATTTCCATCAAAACCAGGAATTTTAGAGGGGTCTATTACATTTCCATCTTTATCATATCCTAAAAATCTAATACCTAATATAAACATTTGCCTACCCGGATTTTGAACTAATGGAAAATTTTTACTATTAGTATTAGCAGCTAATTCATTTTGAGCCAATCTTAATTTTGTTAATAATGAGAACCCGTACGGTTCTGTTATGGTAAAAGAAAATTCAGTTACATTCGTGGGACCTTGAACATCTTTGCCTGAAATTGCCTGAGTAATTTTCAAGTCATCAATATAAAAATCTAAATCAAAATTAGGGGCACGTTTTTCAAATGAGTTATTAATTCCCCCACTTTGAGCAATTAAATATGCACCACCTTGTTTTACTGGTTTAGCAGAAGATGAAGATGAAGCAGGCGGACCTCCCCCCATTCCCCTCAGTACTGAGGGAGCGTTGTTACTTGTGGTTAAATCTCTTGCTGATTGTTCGTTAGCTTTAGCCGTTGCCTTTTCCCCGTCAGCAGATATATTATATATAGCATTTAAGTTTTTTCTACCAGATGATACAAATGCTTCATATGCATCAGGAGTTATCATATACAATGATATTTTGTATGTGTAGCTACTAAAATTACTCAATGGATTTTCTAATCGTTTGCCTGGTAATTTATTATCTATTCTTTTACCAGTAATAGTTACAGGATCCAATTCTACGGGAGCTGCCTGTGATGCTGCTTGTGTTGTAGGTGTCGCAACTGCAGGAGTAGGTAGTCCTGGAGAAGTATTACTGGTTGATGTGTTATTAGTTTGTCCTGCTTGAGGAGGATTACTTTTATCGTCTTGGGCTCCTCCCCCAGCAGCATATTGTTTATTTTGTTGGTCAGTTTGTTCTGGAGTTTTAGCAGCGTTAGCTTCTACTTCTTTGTTTTTAGCATCTACTGCTGCTTGTGCTTCAACTTTTTTTGCATCTCTAGATGTGGTATAAACCTTTGCCAGTGCACTGGTAGCATCGTTACGTGCTACAGCAGCTTCATATATTGCTGATCCTGCTGCTCTTTCATCAGTCGGTAATGCATTAACTTCTTGTGCCATAGTAGTAAACAATGGCTTTACTATACCTACATATATGTCTCTGGCTGCTTTATATTCTGCTTGTATGGCAGCAATTTGTTCTAATGCTTTTGGATCTTTTGGATCAACTGCATTCAGTCTTTCTGTTACTGATTGAACTACTGGGCTAAAGGCAGCAAGTGCAGCATCTATTTCATTTGCTTGTTGCTGTAAAAGGTCTAACGCTGCTGACATCTTATATACCTAACACTGATGATAACAAATCTTGTTTAGGCAAGTATATACCCACCCCAGCAACAAAATCAAAGTAAGGATCTTTTAATCTGTTTGGATTTCTGCTTGCAAATACCCACCATAATCTACTATCACTATATAAGTCATATGCTAACAAGTCAGGTCTATATTGATAGGCAACTGTAATCTCCCAATATATATCAGATGGTTGCATAGGGATAGGTCTATTAATCATAACATCTAAAAAGTTATTATTAACTATATCACTAAAATAGTATGGGCTTGTTGCCGGGTATAAATTATTTGCCATTACCAAATTCCTCCGCCTTTGCGTTGACTTCCTCTTAGTAGTTCGCCCGTTGCATATTTTTCTAAACTAAATGTGTTACTAATATCAGCACGAGTGACGATTGGAACCGCACCAATTGTTATTTGCATTTTTGTAGGGACATACGTAGGATCTGATGCACCCCCTGAAGCAGCGCCTGTATTTGGAGTGAAATTAGGGGGAGAGGCTACAGCACCTGTGTTTAATCCTCCTGCGTCCCGTCTGCTACTACCCGGATCTGCATTTGGTGAACCTTTAGATTGTCCTGGTGCAGTGTTGACTCCGGGAGGAGAACTACCACTTGTTTGAATATAATCAACATCTACAGGTAGTGTGTAGGTAAAACTAGTTATTACCAATGGATGATTATCAAATTGAAATGTACCTAATCCAGTTAGATAACACAACGGGGGAGGTGTACCTGCAATGGGATTTTTATCTTGTCCATAAAACATTTTAGTAACTGATTTAAAGAAGTGTATTACTGCTAATAGATATGCTGCTTCAGTAGTATCTTGTGCTGTAAATTCACAGCCCAATGATATTGAATCTACTGCGCTACCTCTATATGTGAAATATTTATAATTACTGTGAGTTAGATCAGTGGGGTCATAACTTGCATTATATGCCACAGTGATTGCAGGAGTATACGGGAATATAACTCCATTGGTTGCTTGAAGTGGCGCCAATATGCCTGGATTAGCATTTTTATACAAGTAAGTGGCCCCCGGAGCTAAACTTAATTTTACACGCCAATCTTTTTTCTGAGCAAAATTAGAGGTGTCTTGTTGTGTAGCTTGCGAATTAGTGTTTAATTGTTGAGCCGTCAATCCCTTTAGTGCTTCTCCAGGGGCAGTCCTACCAACACCTGCTAATAACTGTGCCTTTGCAGCAACATCTACTGGATTTGGTGGATATGCAGAATCTTCATCTATTTCGGTTGATCGTTGTGCTACTGTGTTTGGCGGATATGCAGATAGTTCATCTATTTCGGGCTGTACTTGATCTACTGGGTTCGGTGGATATGCAGATTCTTCATCTATTTCGGTTGATCGTTGTGCTACTGTGTTTGGAGGGTAAGCAGATTCTTCATCTATTTCGGTTGATCGTTGTGCTACTGTAGCCGGCGGGTAAGCAGATTCTTCATCCACTCCGCTTGGTAATTGACCCACTGGGTTTTCCGGATATGCGGATTCTTCATCTATCTCAGTAGATTGTTGCGCTACTGTGTTTGGTGGGAATGCAGATAGTTCATCTACGACCGGAGGCGTAACTGTTGCGGGTTTAGGATTTTCTACCGGCGGAGTATTGTTTGCTGCCGGCGGGACTGCAGGATTAGTTGCGTTGTTAGTACCTGGAGGGGGTGCTGGATTTTGTGCTACCGGGGTACCGGTCGCTCTTGCTGCTTTTTCTGCCCTATCCGCCTGCGCCACTGCTGCGTCAACTGTAGACCTAACCGCATTGTAAATGGCTGTGGCTCCGGGGGGATTGCTACCTGCTGGCAATGCGCCAGAGGCTTGAAGTTGTGACAACAATGCAGGAAAAGATGCGCTATTAGCCGCACCGGGATAGGGTTGTGTTGCCTCTGCGGTTTTTCCGTTTGGGCCCGAAACATAGATGGTTATCTCGTTTGATGTTGTATTCAGAGTTACGTCAACGGCAAAACCCGTAAGCGGGATGTTTACACTAGAATATGATGGCATATATTATTCTTATCCTTATACACTATTTAGTCGATAAATAATACTAGTATTTTACCTTTTCTACATAAAATATGTTGCTTTTCTGCAACCATTATGCTATACTCACTACAGCATAACTATAACTCAAGGAGACCTATGTCATTACCCTCAAGAAAACCCGTCAATTATTTAAATAACAAAGATATACTAAAAGAGATACACGAAAGCAAAAATGCATACTGTCATTTTGCAAAACCAGAATATCATAGATACGATTTTATTGTGGATATGCCCCAATCTTCTATTGAAGAAAGTTTAGAATACGCATTTAAACCCGAAACAATTCAACAAGCAAAAGAAACTAGGGCAACTAGATTAAGTTTAGAAGCAGGGGTTAAAGATAGTGTTGATCCAGAATCTATCCCTGTAACAGATTTAGTATTTCGTGTAATGAATTGGGATCATGTCCCGGTAGCCCCAAAAGTTCCCCGCAAAACAGTTAAAAAGAAAACAGCAAAGGATATCTTTGAATTTGATGAAACTGACCCAGATGAAATCTTTGCTGATTTAGAAGATGTAACCACTAAAGCTGAAGTAGATGATATGGTTCATGTTAAAGTAAACTTTCCCCCATTCCAACATTATAAAATTGATAAAAATAATACTTTCTATTGCGTAGGTAAAAGTCATTGGAAAGGTGATCTGGAAACTGGAGAATTCAGTAAGGATCATGGTCAAGTTACAAACAAACTAGCCCGTATGTATATTATGATGTGCGAAAAATATGCCATGAAATACAATTGGCGTGGATACACATACAACGATGAAATGCGTAACAGTGCCATTCTACAATTAACATACGTTGGATTACGATTCAATGAAGCTAAATCAGCTAACCCATTTGCTTATTATACCGCAGCTATAACAAATAGTTTCTGTCGTGTATTAAATACCGAAAAGCGTAATCAAAATATCCGTGATGATATCTTAGAAATTAACGGACTTAACCCAAGCTGGACTCGTCAAGGTCTGGGCGCTGGTATGAGTTCCGTAGTTTACGAAGAATAATTTCCCCAATGATGTTGCTACGGCAACATCATTTATTATACAATAGAAAAATGAGTAATTTATTTAAAAAAGCCGCAGTTTTTACTGATATTCACTTTGGATTGAAATCAAATAGTTTACAGCATAACCATGATTGCAATAATTTTGTTGATTGGTTTATATCCAAAGCTAAAAGTGAGGGATGTGAAACTTGTTTTTTCTTAGGTGATTATAATCATCATAGGGCAAGTATCAACATCCATACACTACAGTTTGGATTGCAAGCATTGGAGAAACTAAATGATAACTTTGATAGGGTATATTTTATACCGGGCAATCATGACCTTTATTATCGTGACCGCAGGGACATTCATAGTGTTGAGTGGGCTAAACATT